CACTGATAAACCTGTTGAATCGCATCTAAGTCTGCATCTTTATCGGCCTTTGGCCACTTTGAGAAACGTTTACGCTTGCGTAGTGCTCCACGATAATATTGAAACTGAGCGGCATGGAACATATGAGCTCGTTGATTCATTTCATTCGCATGTAAGATAGTATCCTCGAAGTTTGCGAAACCACGATTTACCATATAAGGAATGTACTGCTTTTCAATCAGTTCTGGATTTTCGTTATTGTTAATCAGATCTTCCTTCGAGAAAGAAGCTGCTGTCATAAAATCAAATGGGTTATAGTCCTTCGCCACGAGCTTCCTCAATCTTTTTCAAAATATCATTTAAATCATCTGCACAAGTGGGGCAGGCTTTTAATTCAAGAGGCCCTTCACTTGTATCTAATTTTATACTAAACAAGTCAGCTTTGTCAACTGTTTTTTCACAATAAAAGCAAGTATGCTTTTTAATAAGACGTTTCATCCATTCGCTCATTTACCACTCCGGCGCTGAATAATCTTTGTGCAATTTATATGAAGCTATTCCATCTAATCCATAAGATGGGCAAACGTGAATGTATTCAGGCAAACCTAAATCGTCTTTCTCACCCGCTTCACCACAAATGAAGTATGCACCAGTTTTTTCAGGTGAGCTATGCTTCCAAATTTTTAAGAGCTTTTGGTAAAGCTGATATTCATTATCACTAATTTCAACCATCATCTTCTTCCCAATATCTAACATAAAAGTATTTGCCGCAGTTGTCAATCTCTTTCTGCGGATAACCTTCGCTCAACAGCCAAGGAAGGATACTTTCATCTTCGCCTAAGTCTGCGGGTAAAGGTTTAGGAAAACCATACTTCCAACCGCTGGGCGGATCGCACATCATCACTTTAGCCATTTCATACTACAATATCAACGAATTGTCCCTGTGGTTTCTCATCAATCACTCGACCAGCATGGTCGTAACGGGTCCATTGAACGGTTTCAACCCATGTCACTCCAGTCGGTGTTTCAAGATGTTTCGTTTGTGTTACCTTAACACCATGAACAGTAGTATTAGTGGTGTAGTAATTACTTGTTGTAATCTGTGGCATGATGCCATATACTTCTACGTTATTCATTTAAAGGATGTCTCCATCATGATTTCAGTGAGGCATGCAACCATATTTATCTCAAGATCAGCGACAAAGTTTGCTTTGTACATATAGTCTGCAAGAGTTACGATAAAGCCTGGCTGAGATCTGAGTTCGACCTTATCATTGGCCATATCATAGATACGACGGAACATCTCGTTCATATCTTGATCTGAGTTCTTTGCAACCCACTTACGCATGTTTGTGAAGTCTTTACTCTTTAGAAGTTTAAAGAGTTCATCAAGGGATTCTTGTTTGAGATTAACAAAGATACCTTCATCAATAGCGCCAGAAGCGGAGTAAGATTGCAACTCTGTAAGTACACGTCGAAAATCAGGGAAGTGTTTTTGGATTACTTTTGCAACAACTGCTTTATCATACGCAACGTTTTCTTGTTCAAGAATAGCTTCAACACGGCGTAGGAATTGCATCGCGAGCTTTGGCCGATCGGATTGCTCGATGGTAAAGTCAACCTCTGACAAACGAGAACGAAGTGGAGAGATTATACGATTTTTAAAGTTACAAGTAAAGATGAACCCGCAATTGCTTGAATATTCTTCAATAAAGTTGCGTAGCGCGGGTTGAACATTTGCTGCGTTGAGATAGTCCGCCTCGTCAAAGATGACGTATTTTCTACCACCTGTGAAGGAAACCGCTGAGGCAAACGTGGAGATGTCATATCGGAGGGTATCGATATTGACGTTAAGTGAGCCGTTTTTAATAATATAATCGCAGCCAAGTTCATCGAGCATAGCTTTTGCGATTGTAGTTTTGCCAACACCTGGACCGCCAGTGAGTAGTAAGTTAGGAATAGATTCATCTGCTACAAATTTTTTGAAAGCAGATTTAGTTTTGTCTGGTAGAATTGTGTCGCCAATTACCATTGGCCTGTACTTCTCTACCCAAAGTACTTCATTTGCTTTTGCATCAATAGACATTCAATCACCATCATCATATAAAAAGAAATGAGGGGGCCGAAGCCCCACTCATTATTGTACCACTTTGTCAGCGAGTGGTGCGTCCTCAGGTACATCCGGAGCTGGAGCATCGGCTGCCGGCATGTTACCATCGGGAGCTCCTTGCGGAGCATTCTGTTGTAGGAACATTTCGATTTTGTTACGAAGCATTCCAATAATTGCCATCTCGTTACCGGCTACTGCGCCGCGGCGAGACGCAACATCTACAAACTGTACAACAGTTGCTAGATCCTGAAGAGAAAGTTGGATCGGTTGAGGTGCTTGTCCCTCGGGTGCTTGAGCTGCTTGAGCTTCATTCATAATTTGTTATCCTTTCTGATAAGTCGACTTAGTATCAATTGCCACGAAGTACGTGACGTCCGTACCCTTGAACTCAGAGATTCCCTTTGCGCAAAGAGAAACTTTGTAATCCTGAGGCAAGAGCTTAAGATTATCGGTTTTAATGATAATCTTAAATTCATCAGATGTAGTGCCGATTTCAACACCATAATCATCAGAATTTTGATTGTTGCTATCAATAGCTTTCAACCAGATTTTCCCTTCGGTCCCTACAAAGGCTACCTCAGAGAATTGTAACACACCTGCAGCCTTAAGAACAGACTGTAGGTCTTCCCAAGAAACATCAACAACTACATCCAGAGATGGCAGTTGAATCTCTTTTTCGGGAGCTGCATGAATCATTGATATGTCAGCGTAAACATATTTCGTCTTACGACGACCATCGTTGATCATAAAGTATTTATCATGAAACTCTACGTCGGGATCCTTGTAAAGTGATAAAATTGACAAAAATCTTGACAAATCATAGATACATGCTTGAGATGGAATCTGATCTGGAATAGTTGCAGACGCAACCAATGTCTTTTCTGGTGTTACTGTTTTAAGTACACCGCCGGGTTTCATAAGAATCGACTTGTTGATAGTCGAAAAACTCTTAAGAATGGTAAGAGTACGTTCACTAAACTTCATTATATAAGCTCCTTACAAATTTCACATTATGTATTAATTTTACTACGTTTTTTGGATTTTGTCAACTGTTTTTTATTGGCATAAGTCTTACGATTGCTTTTACTGTCTGCGGTGGCTGACACACCGAGAGAACCAATAGCAGCCATATTACCTTTAAAGATATAAGTGCCAATGTGATTGAGGTGCATCCAAGGGCACATAATCACTTTCATACCGATGTCACGGGCTTTCCTACAGAAGAAGTAATCCTCTGATAGATAACGACGCGATTCCGGATCAATTACACAGTCAAAGAACGCTGTGATATCTCGCGAACCATCAAACTTGTCCGTACGAACATGATCTGGTTTGTACTGAAGTTCAGGATAGGCATCGCGATATTTCTCAAGTGTTTCTCGTGGAATACACATAAAGCCTGTACCACCCTCACCAATCTCAAGTGGTTCACCAACATTAAATGTATCTAATTTCTTAACAGGATTAAATACATAGTCTGCTGTATAGTTATCAAGCTCGAATGGATTTTCGTCACCTTTACCAAGCTCTGCAGCCTTAGCAACCTTTTCCCACGCGATTGTTTTCTTAGGATAAGGTCCTACAACAATATTATGATTCTCGGTGTCTGCTAGATTTACAGCAATTAATCCTAGAACATCTTTAGCATTAAATGCGATGTCTGAATCGATGAATACAAGGTGAGTACAATCAGATCTGAGGAACTCATCTACAACATAATTACGTGCCCTCTGGATAAGGCTCTCGTTAAAGAGATAATAAAAACGGATAGGAATACCATTTGCTGCACACATCATAGCCAGGTCGTTACAGGACTTAGCATATGAGCCTGAGCAGTTACCACCGTACATCGGAGTACCGATAAAGAGCTTCTGCTCTTTGAGTTTGTCTAAAGAGATTTCAATTTTCATATTTCTACTTGCTCCATATCATTTTCTGCTCTATGAATAGCCTGAATCCGAAGGATGTCTGCTGCGACATCATGTCTGCTATCATGAGCACTAAATACTTTTTCCCATTGCTCAGTATCTGCAACGGGCACGAATCCATTCTTTGTTGTAAAGTTAAACTTCGCATCAATAAATGTACGAGTATCACGTATACGCCAGTAAGGAATGTACTCGTTTAGAAACTTGTCCTTGCCTACGGCCATTGCCATATGATCTAGAATAACTGGGTCAAAACCGTTTGAACGGCTCCACCAGTAATCAACTTTATCTTGAGTACGAAGATATCCGATCATCTGCTCAATAAACTGCGGTAGCTTAAGATCATCTGGCTTTGGTTTTAAAAGCTTACGAACTTCTGGTGCTTGCTGTAGCCACCAATCAAGATCTGACTTTTGATATTCAAAGTCATAGTTCTTCATTTGATCTTGCAAATCAAGTTTTGCTTTTTGAATGATACCTAAAAGTTCTTGAAAAGAATAAGGCTCATCAAGAAAGCGATCCCATACAAATGTTGCATAAGAACACTCAATGCCAGGCGCCTTACGAGCACACTGGCCAATTGTTTCAAAGTCTAGGATAAAGTCAGTTCTCATAGAAAAGCCTCAAGTGTAGTAATGTTTTCTTGGTATTCAAGCTTCTGAGTACCATTATACTGCAAAATGTAATCGGTGTCAACCATTTTTCTTAGACCTTTAAGTGTTGCTAGAACCTCTGTGGCCATGTCTGTGGCTGTTTGCACAGGGACATTTTGGCAAATATGATTTGCTACCTTAGGGCCCGCATCGACCAATTCAAAGTCTTCGGGCAAGCCCATGATTGACATAGCTTCTCGGTAATTAATAAATCGATCTTCATCAGGATGAGTAAGCATAGTAGGATAGTGGCCAACGAAAGCGCCGATACGATCTTTTGGAACAATGACACCTCTTCTCATAATCGACCCACCCTTAGCAAGTTTCTCATGTTTATAGTGGCACTTATCAACTTCTTTCTCAAAACCGTTTGCAGCCATCCAGTCAGCAACTTCATTATAAGTTTTACCTGCTCTTTCGATATAAGAGAAAGAATCCACACCACGAGCTGACGTTGGATCTACATCGCGAGAATGCTCTGTATGAGTTTTGCCTCCTTCAATCTCTTCAAGAATGTACTTATAGTACGGGTTGTCGGAAGGCTTTTTAGTATTGATAGGTTCAGTTTGAAAGTTTGATTTTACATTACGAATTAATTCTTCGATTGGTGTGTACTCACGATTGTAGTATTCAAAGATTGGTACGCCGTTATCTCGTTTCCAGAAGAAATAAAATGAGCGTTCTCGTACCTGTGGAACACCATGAAGTAGAGATCTAGTCCGGTATACACTCATCGTATATCCATTGTCCTTACCAATCTGTTTCAATTGATTACGAACATTAGTTCCAATCTTACCAGCAAATCCTGGAGCGTTCTCGCCCCAGAAACAGTCTGGTCTATATTCACCAAGAATATACTTTGCAGTCTCAATCATCCATTTGTTGTTTTCGTTGTCGTCACCGTATCCATGTGACATCATTGATAAACCAGCGCATGGACACACTGATGATACAACATTTGCTCTTTCGCCTGGCGGTGGCCTATGTCCTTTATCTAGAACATAATATGGAATCTTGTTGTCGTAATAATTTAGAATATGTTTGTCATTACCAGCAAAAGGTTCATATGACATAAAATGAATTGGAGGTGCACCAAAGGCTCGATGGGAACCAATAGTTTCACCTCCAATTAGTGGTACGATACTTGCGTGGGTAATATCACTCATGCTAAAAACTTTCTCACTGTTGAGAGCGCTGTGCTCACAGCCTGATGCATATCAAGATAGGCATACAAACCGCAGCGACCGATAAAGGTCATATGCTCTGGTATTTCGGCTTTATATTTTTTGTATAGCTCTCGGTTCTTACCATCGCGATCTTTTACTGGATAATAACGTTCATAGTTATTCTCAGAGTAATCGCATGGTTCCTCGAACGTTAGCGTTGTGATATATTTATTATCGCCGTGACAGGGAATATTCTTCCATTCAGTAACACGAGTCTTTGGGCCGTGATGAGTAAAGTTTACAGTAGCGGTTGGTAATGCCCGTGGAATCGGCAGGCTTACAGTCTCAAACTTGATTGAACGATATGGAAGCTTATCATATTTCCATTCAAACCATTCATCAATTGGCATAGAATTAAACACATGATCGTATTCTTTATCCATATGATAATTATATTCAGTATTTAAAGATACAGTTATATTGTGGTGAGTGAGAATGTTCTCAACCATTTTAGTATAGCCATGCCGTGGCATGAATTGTATCTTATCATTTGGAAAGTATTCTTCGTTGTAATCATCACGAATAGGAACTCGATTGATAATATCAGGATTCAACTGATCAAGTTCGACACCCCACATCTTCTTGGTATAAGGTCTGAAGAATACGTCGAGAACATTCTCCTCACCGACAATATCTTTTGTTTCACGATTTACTGGTAATGTGACGTATTGTCCATCCGAGAGTTGAGCTTTAACTTTGTGCCGATACTCAACCCACTCAGTAAACTGTGAAAGCCATTCAAATACTTCTTCATTATTAGTATGAAATAGATGAGGACCATACTTATGAACTCGAATGCCATGTTCATTCTCATAATCATATGCATTACCGGCTACGTGATCTCGTTTATCAATTACATCTACATTATGTCCTGCTCTTGCAAGCTCACGAGCAACCACACAACCTGATAGACCCGCACCTACTACTAAATACTTCATGCTGCTAATACTCTCTCAAGCTCGTTTCTTTGAATGCTCTGATCCAAAGGATGGTTATCATATAGAGCATCTCGCTGAGCTTTGGCAGTAGCTTGCAATTGAGTAAGATCCATTGCTTCTACGTCTTGTACTCGAAGTCCAGCAAGACCCTCATCTTTATAATACACCATCATTTCTGGTTTGTCACCAATAATAATAGAACCGGCGTCAGCAACCTGCAGTGGGCGTGCTCGCCACCACCCAGATCCGGCATGGAAGTATCCGGGCATTAGACAGCCCCATTGTTGTTCGAATACTTTTACCATTTCCGGTTCGGTTTTACGCTCTGACTTATATTTACCACGCTTTGCGCCATAGTAAACAATCTCCCACTTCCAATCGTCAGGTTGCTGCGCCTTGAGCCATTTTCGCGTTTTCTCTTGAACAAGAGACGCAAAATTCCATTTCATTTCTTTTTCTGGTGTATCACCAAAGAAACTATCCAAACCAACACTACCTGTTCCATAACCGTTGTCTGCACGACGATTTAGATGATAAGGATTTGGATTATATGTGTAAACGTTTTCTTCTTTCCAGCCAAGTTCTAGTGTTGACATATCACCACCTGCAAAGGCACTTACAAGCAAACGATTCTCTTTACTGGTGATAATGTTACAAGCATCGATATATTGTTCTTTGTACGAAGCTACAGTTTCTTTATCTTCTACACCTTGCCACAGATCAAAGAGATACTGGCGGAATACACCTTCATCGTTTGCTTCGAGCTTCTCTTTATATGTTTCAATAGTGCTGTAGATCTGTTTAAACTGCCAATCGTCAAAAGCTAAGATGCAGTTTGGGCGAGCATGTACGGCATACAGTCCGGACCATAGGAATTGACAGAAGGCCTGGATGCTGTGAATGTATACCACTACCTCATCATAGTGATCTAGGTTCTCGCCTAGTCTGACAGGCCGCTGTTCAACCTCATATCCCATATCTTCAAGGCAACGAATGAGTGAATAGTGAGATGGCACAACCTGAAGTTGTTGCTGCAGAAAGAAGTCTTTCGTACACTGCAGCTTATTCATACCTGTTACAAGGATTTTTTTCATTTCGACTCCATATATCTTTTACATTCTTTAAGTTTCATCTCTTCATATTCAATATCATTCAATAGTCTATTTAGTGGTGAAGGATGAGGCATAACAAAGTGTTCAATACCTAGTCTATTTAGCGTTTCTGACACGAAGTTGCCGAGAGCAATAACTCTTTTATAACCATTAATATAACATAGTAGAGTTTCTTTGTCAACCATAGATTGATTGTAAGGTCCGGTTTCGTGAATAACATTAGTAAATGCATAGTACCTTATGCCGAGGTGATCCATCCACTGATTCAATCTTTTAATAGTAGGACTCTGCTGATGTGCAGGGCCGTTTGAAGGATTTATACCAACTACAATCATATCAATCATCTAATGTTGTTACTACCACGCCTGCTTCTTTATACATGGGAAGTGATTCTTTATACCATACCTCTTCCCAATTACCCTTGTCTGTCTTTGCAGTAGGCATTACAACTCGTTTAATACCAGCTTGGATAACGCACTTTGTGCATGCTGGGCAAACTGGCAGGCCATAAACATATAGTGTGGCATCCTTTACAGTAACGCCATTATACAAAGCATTCATAAGAGCATTCATTTCAGCATGAATTATACGAGGATACTTTTCATCTCGATTGTTGAGTCGTTCATCGCTATCTTCAATACCTCGAGGAAAACCATTGTAACCGGTGGCAAGGATCCGCCTTTCAGCATTAACAACAACAGCACCTATCTTACTCGACGGATCCTTACTCCAGCCAGAGATGATCTCAGCCATCTCCATGAAACGACGATCCCATTTTATATCCTTGGCATCTTCCTCACGCATACGCCGTCTCATGTAATCGTGGTAACTTTCTCGATAATATTCCATTCTACTCATCATCTTTTTTGTTTAGAAGCTTTTGCTCCATTTGTTCCTTAATATCATGAACTCGTTCTTTTTCAATTAAGTCGATAATCAGATTTGTAAGATCTAGATCTTTCTTGAGAAAAAACATTCTTTGCTGTATCTTCTCAAGTTGCTTTTGATAGTACTCTAATTCCTTTTCTTTACGCAATCTAGTCTCAATGATATCAGAAATCATTATAAGTTTGCCGGGCTCATGATCCATTATTTCACCAAATTAAAATGTCTTTCATACACGTGTAAATTCATGACTTGCCAGATGAGCATACCTTTTTCAATCTCACCGTGTTCACCTGTAACTGCAGCCATTTCATTCCAATTAGAAACAAACTTGTCCATAAGGTATTGTGCCCAAGCATAATCATTCTTATAGCCAAAAACAACATCATTAGAACGCATTTGAGATACCATCATCAAGACACCATCACGAATATAGAATGTTTGTGCATTTGTACAGATGAAGTCAGACTTGCCGCCTTCATTGAATTCAACCCAGATTGATGGACGGTTGTAAACCATTTGAGCACGGCGGCTGTCTGGATTACACCATAATTCATCAAAGGCCATATAAAATTGTTTGAAGTACTTATCCGAGAAAACAAGATGGCCATAGTTAGAGTTGATATTGCCATGCTTGTCTGCTGAATATTTCCAAGCTGCGGGTGGATCTTGGTTCTTGCCATGAATATCATAGATATTTGTACTTTGGCTTTCATACCAATCCAACTCAGCTTCAATATAAGCTTGATTTGGTATGCCAAAGATAGATGGTTCAGATGCAACGAAGTTTGCACCAATCATCTCGATGGTTTTCTGGCCAGTTTTATCGATTGTAAATGCTTCATCCGCGAGCTCACCAATAAAGAACTCACGGATGTCTTTTACACTATTCATCAACATTCGTCACCTGTCGGTTAATTGGACGATTGAAAATATCACGGGAACCGTCTTGGCCCTCGATCTTTTGTCGACAATATGCAACAAAGAATGATGCATAGTTGATTAGATCTTTAGCACTATCTTCGAGCGATTCGAAGTTTGGTTCATAGTCTTCGCCACGCATAGCTTCCATAACAGATTTCATACGAAGCATTTTGCCATGCATGACATCATGGATCGATTGCACGCCGTTTGGATAGTAATCGGCTTGTTGTACAGTCGAGTTCGGATTTTGATAATCACGAGACTTTTTGACTTGGATCTCAGCACACTCGGCTAAGACTTTTGCGGATTCAGGTGTTGACATATTACCTCCTTAGATTTTTTCACAACGGGGAAACAGTTTATGGCCACGCTCTGGCACGTGGAAGTAACCCATAATTGGAATTATACCACGGGAATCATTTTTTGTAAAGGAAAGACTTGAGCGTGCGCCTTTACCAGATTTTGGCTTTTTCCAATACTGAGTAGTATCATCAAGATTAACCAAAGAAACATGAGCGCCCACGATTTGATATTTATCGTCAAGTTGAAAACGCTTAAGAAGATGCATAGATACTTTTTCACCAGCGTTAGCGTTACCGGTCCACATGTTAAATTTTTCAAAAGCTTGAGACATGCAGTTTTTGTCTTCGATTTCCGTACGGCGCGTATTAGTGTATACCCAATCATAGCCATCTGAAAGATCAACTCGTAAGTCAATACCAGTATTTTTAAGAAGACGGCCGAACAAATTATTGATTGGCGAGCTGTAAAGTTTAGAAATCTCAGCTGAACGCTGGGACATTGGCAGTGCGTCAAGCTCATCTTTGATAGGATTGTCGTACCAATTAGAAGCAGAATCCAATTTTTCGGTATTGAAAATGCGTTGGAATTCTGGAATTATAGAACGAATACCTTCGATAAGAGGAGTGTATTCGCCGTCGGCATTGAATGTTTCTTGACCAGATGTTTCTGCGATGTTGTCATCAGCATAATGTAATTGTGATTTTTGTGAAGCCAAGAAGTCGCCAGCAGTAGTAAATTTCATATCGCCCATAAACATTGTGTGTGTTCCTTTCTGTGTAACGATAATTCTATTATATCAGGATTAGAGAGAATGTCAACTATAATTGCGCACATAAACGTCAAAATGTGTCGCATTTTCTGCAGGAGTGTCGTGGGCCCAAGAATTCTCACGAGGACCACGAGGACGAATACGAAGACCTTGCGTATTCTGTTTACCATAGTAACTCAAAGTGCCATATAGTTTACGAGCACGAGTGATGTATCCATTACGCTCAACAAGCAAAGCTTTCAATTCAGCGATCGCAGGATCGTCAAGAGACTTTACCGTGAAACGATAATCAAGAGAAGAACGGTTTTTGTAAGTTACGTATGCCATTATTTTGTTTCCTTATTCACGATGATGTAAACTGTTGGCTCGTCGAGCTTAGAGCCGATAAAAGCTTTTGCATCTTCTAAGCGAGAGCACATAGCGATGATCTGGTTGTTTGCTGCATTTTGAATATAGTACATTAGAGTACCTCCTGTGGAGATACTCGCTTAGCACTAGAGACGAGGAAGTCACGATAATCATCGTCCAACTCTGCGAGTTCATCTTCCCAATCGTCGTGAGTGCGAAATGTGACGGGAAACTCTTTGTAGTACAGATTGTTCTGCATGCATAGAGCACCAACGAAAGCAACGGCATCTTGAATACGCTCAAGACCGCTGACGATGTAGTCAGCTCCGCCCTTCATCTTCCAGTAGGCGTTACCATCGGAAAACTTACCAGACTCGCAGTGAGCACCATAGTTTTCAAGACACTGAGTAGAGATTACATATTTCATAGGTGGTTCCTCCTGTTCCTATAATAGTAATATAGTACATTTGCTAGTGAATGTCAACCCTTTTTTTCATTTTATTTGAAAAAAGTTTCAACTACTTGATTTTCTTTCATCAAGGTAACGACCCTAGAATTGCTATGCCTACCTCTAACATGAACTTGAAACCATTCCCTAGCTTCTTTTTCAGTTTCGCATATGACAGCACAGCACTCAGGCAATTCACTCTCGACTGCTTGGCACATAGTGCTAAATTGTGTTGTTACTGTCCAAGTCATAATATTACTCCACGGTTACGTGTACATCATGACGGCTATGGCCATCAACGACAAATCCTGGAGAACAAGGGCAAGAGCAGCCTGCATATTGGCTCCAACGAACCTTGGTATCAGCAGGTAAACCCATTGCTTCCAAGACGCCAGGAATAACTTCTTTTTTGTAAACAGTATGTTCACGTTGCTTACGGTTCATCAAGTTTTCCATGATGGTCTCACCCTGTGGCCAAACATAGATGCGAGTTTGCTTAGAGTACTCTCTCCAAGATACCATTGGACCACGTTCACGGATATCGATATCAGTCGTTTTCATTACACCGCTTCCTTTTCAATAAAGCCAAAACCTAAAACTTCATATTCAACACCGTCAACTTCCATACGATCAAACATTGAAGTTGAACGAAGACCGTAACCACCCTCATGAAGAGGAGCTAGACGAGTAACGTTTGGATTGTAGTCACCGTTATCTTCGATGTCTGTACGGCTCCAAGAACCCATTACGTTGTTAGTCCAACGGTAAGCATACTCAAGAGCATCCATTACATTGTCGAAACCTTCAGCAAGAACTTCTGCTACTGGAGTGAAACCTTCAACGTCACCAGAGATTTCGTTGCGGTCCATGTGCTTAACGATGATTTTCATGTTGTTTCCTTTTCATTCCTTATAATAGTAATATAGTACTTTGGAAGGTAAATGTCAACCCTTTTTCGCACTTTTTTTCAAATAAAATGAAAAAAGATTTGCAAGGAAATCAATGGCTTATAAAATAAATAGTAAATAATTTGCAATAGGGGTTAAAATTGCGCAGTCCTTTGATACATTTAGACTATGAAATCGATAAAAAAAGATGGAGAGATATCTTTTATGATAACATACAAGAGTATGGTCAGTGGCACAGATCTGTTCCGAAAGCTCAAAACTTGTATTGGTATCAATTGTTCATATCAGATGACCATCCACTCAAGAAATTAACTATAGACGTGGAAAGAGATCTAAACATCTATGGGATGAACAATTTTCCTAGGTTTTCTTATCAATTCAAATATTCAAAATTAGAACACCACCAAGACGAAGACAAGATGGTGTCTATAAACATCAATCTGTTTGACACACAACCAGTCATACACATAGAACATAAGCCTTATCCTTATGAATGTGCATTTGTGGATGTCGGCCATGTTATGCATGGTGTTGAGCCAGACCCAAACGATAGACTTATATTAAAGTTTGCTCTGCGACATCCTTGGGATGAAGTTTATGAAAGACTTGATAAATTTGGTTTACTCAATGAATAACACTATTTTAAAGTTTAAATCTCCTTGGGATACATCAATTCTTCTATCAGAATGGAATAGAGATACTGCCAATACGTTTAGTAAGTTAAACGAAAAGTGGGAAAAAACGTGGTCTATAGGTAGTTACGGCAAATCTATAGCGGATCAATTTAAAGGTGAAATAAAGATTGGTTATTATTTCCAACCAAAAGGCACAGATATAAAGCCGCATAGAGATACTGGATGCAAAACCAGAATAAATGTAGTGCTATTAGGTGGCGAACAAACACTATACATTAACAATCAAGAACACGTATATGATTGTGCATTAATTAATGTTAATAAGTATGAGCATTACTTGAAAGAAGCCGAAGAAGATAGATTGTTATTTTCTATTATATTTTTAGATAGTTCTTTTGAAACTGTTTACGACATCATTAAAAGTAATATCGAATATAGAAAACTTTAGTAGCAATCTTTCTTCATCGTATGGCGGTACCCAATGTTCTTTAGAAGTGTCTAGAACAGCGCACTTATAAAAAGCTGGTTCTTGCCCTGTAAATTGAATAGGACCGTAATTATCAGAAAGAACTATATTAATAGAACACTTTGTGTTATGATCTATGTGTGGTGGTACCTCAGTATTTTCTTGTTGTTTGTAAAATCTTGGCCTTACATCTTTGGAAGAAGTTACTTCCTGTATTAAGTCAGTAAGTCTTTTTACTTCCTTAAACATAAAGTTTGATAGATCCGTGACTTTTGCTTGTTCCCACGTTGGAGCATAATCAAACCAACTGCCTTTATTCCCTCCCGTTGAGAAAGGGTTGTAGTCTAAAGATTCTGCTTCTAGTAATAAGAGATCTTCGTTGTATTGTAAATTTAAGTGATATAGCATTGTACTCATATAAATAAATAGAAATAAAAAAGAGGCGGTCTATGAAAAGAGTATATTATAAGGTTAGTTTTGTTTCAGCACTAGATAGTCCTGAAGCTGGAAGAACAATAATGAATGATGCAGTGTCAAATTCTGACGCGGCAATGTGGACTAGACTATCTAATTCAGGCCTCTACTCGCACCGTACTGCAGTTAGTTTTTTCGAAGGATCAGATAGCATCATCGAAAATCAATATGACATAGAAGACTCAGTGTATGATAATCTAACAAATGGATTAGATGATGTAATCACTGATCTAAGAAATATTTTAGAAGCAAGCCCACAGATTTCTGCAGCAGAGATCACCATTACTAATCTTTAGCGTATATACGCCCTTCTTAATATCCTATGGCCGTCAGCATTAAAGTATGGCTTACGTCTATGGATAGTAGAATGGTTTGCATACACTGCCAACTTCTTAGGTTTCCAATATACTTCTTTTGGTTCTCGTGTTAAGAAGATCTGACTTAGTTCCTCATTAATTTCTTCTGGCAAAATTGTAAAAGGGCACCACCTCGCATAATATCCTTTTTCATCTTTTTGAATAAGAGGAGTTTTTCCTCTATAAGCTTTCATTCTATATAAACGTTCTTGAGCCTTTGTTTCAAAAATAAAGAATTTGCCAGCGTTCATAGGTTTGGAAAAATCTAATCCAGTTTCGATGTCAATGTATTTTTTAGCAACATCTTCATCCAATCGAGTAGAAATATATTGTGTTGCAGGGCATGCCTCTTCAGCTTCCTCGCACCACAGAGCTGCATATTTTGGAAAATCAACTACGTGAGATCCGTCTTGATGCCACTCTTGATCTGGAACAGTAGCAGTCTCGTGAGATGTTACAGTTCCTAGATTGAGATCCGTTTGAACATTTCCAAATTGCTTGCAAATTTCTATAGCTTCGTCAAACGAGTTTACGTTTTCGTATTCATATAATTCAATTGTCATAGTAAAACGCCGTCCTATATAGTTCTCTTTCTTCGGGTCCTAAAAGCGCATTTTCTCTTTTATGGATAGTCGTAATTTGATCCATAAACATGATATCGCCTTCTTCCCATTCATGACGATAGATATACTTTGGTTGCATTAATCTATCGATCAATTCTTGTTTATGTTTAAAATCATCCATCAACGGATATGGAAAGTACAAAACTTTTTGTTTAGTGATGGGATGAATTTGTACAATTTTCTTTTTAACACTAATTAGCCATCTGCCGTTCTTTAATTGTTTAGCTCTCATTTTAGGATGTTTTTGCATTGTCATAAGACCATCACGAGATCTAAAGTTGTATTCATCTAATCTTCTATGATCTTCTACATCGTGACCATCTTTACCCGTATAGATGCCACCATTACCAGAAACATTCTTGTAGTTTGTAATAGTAACTTCTACGTCGTCCAATTCATCTTTTAAAGTCTGCGGTAAATCGTTATACATTTTTGTAGAATACGCTACGATTGTAGGAGCATCTTTAATAACCTTTTTACCATAAAGAGCAACGACCTCTTCTGGATCTAGGCAGCAAGCGCTATTACAGTGCCACTCTAGTTCTCCTTGGCTAAACAATCCTCTCTTACCATTTTCTAATGTTTTATTTGTAATTCTAAACAACGCTGGAAATTTTGGATGACGTACAAACCAGTTGTCGGTTAGATGTTTTCCTAGACCAAGAACATAATCGTTGAATTCTTGATCTGACATAGTCTGATTTTTAAGTACTGCAGTACCATTTTCAGCTAATTCTTTTATTACGTCATGCATTTACAATCTCCTCAATTGCCGGTATATAAAGCCTCTTAGCAACTATTTCATGAGCTTCTTCTGTAAAGTGTGCCCATTCATCTTCGAACATTGTGCTGTAGTCTTCAAAGTTATTCAAGACCCAGTGAAACGGGTTTTCTGTTAAAAAATTATCTTCATTCACATAAAAAGGAAAAGGTCCTATAGTATGAATATACTTATACGGACACTTTACCGCTGATTCGAACAGTAATAAATCTTTAGCAGCTTTCTTTCTATAATAACTAGACAATCTGACATCATTAGAAAAATTTACAACAGTATCAAAATCTTTTCTATTTTCAGCTCTTCTCTTGAAGGCATCATATAAGGTAAGATTTGAATTTGGTATTTGCTGAGCCTGCAACCATTTAGCATAATCTATTTTTTGTTTCTTATCTATCAACATTACAGCTTCTGCTGGCATGGTAGACGGCAATTCGAAAATTTCAGGAGGAATATAGCCTCCGATTGGAACAACACCCTTGAAAGATTTATAAATCACTTCTGAGTAATTATCTCGCTCTATGATAGAATCAATTTCTATCTCTCGCGTCTCTGTAGCCACTGGTATAGAAAATCTATACCAAGGAGGCAGGTCTGCTATAACAAGGTCCGGATTCCAATCTTCATTGACTTTGTATTCGTCATAGATATGATCAGGCGTAATTCCTCTTAGCGCAGCATTTCTTACTTGAATGTTTGGAAAATGTTCTGCAACCCACTCTGGCCAGCATTTTAGTGGGGGTCTACAGCTATTGGACGTACCCAATATCAGTATTTTCTTCATCATTTAAAACTCCATAAGGTATCAATACATCAAATGTAGTACCCTCTACACTATGAGTATATCGTTCATTGTCAAACTGCATAATGTTATATTTATTATTGCAGCTCGTGGTAGTAGAAAAAACGTTTTCTTTTATCTTAAATCCAGACCAATCACCTTTTAACTTTATTTTCATATGTACTGGAAAGGCCTTTGCTTCTACACTTGCATCCCGATGCTCAGGAACATCGGCATAGACTCTAGCAAGCATCACCTTGTACAATTTTTTATAATACTTTCTTTCTATATATTTGATAACCGTGTGGTCAGGTATCATCTCAGTTAAATTTATAACGTTAATGATGGACTCATCTGACAACCACGTGTGATCGTTGACATCTAATCCCTTATTATCTAGCAACTTAGACAAACCGAGTTCATACTTTTTAAACTCTGGATCATAACCTTGCTTAATCATTGGAGGCAGATTCAACGCGTAATCACTTTTCTCATTTAGTATCACTTGACAAACTCTTTGCTTAGTGTCATTGATGTTGTAATATCCATCCAAAGTTTTACTAGAACAGTTGTGTGGTTTTAGATATGGTAAGGAATATTCCGAAATCTGCTGAAAGAATATATCGCGTGATATATTCTCCATAGACCAGAACAAACCAGACAATCCGTGTTCCCTTGCTACTCTAATTTGATTTGGTATCAAATAATCCCAGTTCGGTCTAAATCTTTTTTTCCTATGCCATCTGTCTGAATACTTAGGTGGAACATAATATCTAGAGCTTACTCGTCCAATGTCGTCTGTTATACGTTGAAGTCCAGACATACATACAATCTCTAGATTTTCCATGTTTATTAAGACATCGTATGTTAACATTTGATCTAGTCTTAATCTTTCCATAGTATAATTATATTTCAACGCCATTTTAGATTTAGCTATGGCTTCTAGCTCTTCTTCTAGAATATCCCAAACAAAACTAGGGCAGCTGTCTTTTAAATCGTATAGTTTAAACTCCATGATGATCTGCGTGCGCTCCTTCAAACGGTGCAAATAAATTAATCCACCATCTGTTTACGGCAGATCCATCACTATGACCGAAGTAATTTAAAACACCCATTCCAATATAGCCCATAATCACAGTAGGCAAAGATATGATTACTATAGGAACAAACATGTAAATTCCATATTTTTGAAAAAACATTATACGCGGATTTTTTAAAAGATCTTTTACTATTCTTGGAGGAATCTTGGTATCAGACCAATCAGAGATCAAGACCTTATATCCTTTGTGCTTAGGAGAATGCGGGTCTTTTTCTGTGTCATGATACTTATGATGCAACCTATGAATACCTATCCATCCCAATGGTTTATATACACCAATGAAAAGAGCGCAGGTGAGACTTAGCCATTCCCACCAGACTCTTCTTTTCCCTCTTCTATGAGCCCAGTATTCATGTAATCCAAACGAAGCGCCTATAGAAGCAACAACAATGTAAAACGCATACCAATATAATAGTATCATTTCTGTTTCCTCGCTTATGTCAATTATTATTTATCAAAGACTAACCCAAAATTCTTACTGATAAAATGAGTCATTACTGTGTTTTCTCTTTTCACGATGTCCCACAGTCTTGTACTAGAAACGTCCCATTGTGCGGTACCCTTCTTAAACGATCTAGGATCATTGACATCATGCTTGTTATGCCACATCTCACATAAACTCTCGACGGGCACCTGATTCTTTTCTACCTTATAGGACATAATTGTTTCATTATCATATCCAAATGCAGCTTGAATCTGCGGTGGATAGATTGAAAACTCTTTAAGCTCTTTCATCTTTGCAATCACTTCTTCTATATCACTAAAATAATCAAGCTGCGCCATGATAGGCCTAGAAGCCATCATAATTCCCGTATTAAAAATATCGTTACCTGGTTCTAGATCTTCATCTTGTAATAAAGCGTGCGCGTTCCAATATTTGCTTTGAGGGGATCTAAAATCATAGTGGTAATTTTTAAAATAGTTTGGTTTGTTTGGAAATACTTCAGCCTCTTCTTTTGTTGTTTTGTTACAACAAAGAGCCACCTCTGCTTTCAAATAATTAAACGCGTCTACATGACTATGGAAGTATACGTCGTAATCAATATATAGAACTAGATCGTAATCGTGTGTAAGCTTGTCAAGCAACCAAACTTTGTATAGATTAATTATATCATATACTGAAAGATCTGTAAACCTTTTTGCGAACTCAATATACTGATCATCATGCCCAAACTCGATGTAATCCGCGCCAATGGCCTTTGCATACTCTGCGTGATTTTGATGCAACTGTTCTTTGTATTGGGCTAAACGCTCTTTTGTTCTTTTACTTTTATTTACAGGATCATCTTCATGTCCTCTTGGATTATCAAGCTTGTCGTCTGGTATTTCAATATAGATTGAATATACGCATTTTGTTTTATCGTTAAAATAAGCATTAAACTTTTTGTTTACAAAATGAGCTATCTTGATCTTATTCCAATCTGGTATGACAGGATCTCGGCTTAAAATCCAATTCCATTCTTTATCCATTATAACATAAGGTACCTTATATTTTTCCATAATATAAGAAAAGATGCTCTCATTGTTTGGATAATAGTAAGCTCTTAGAAAATGAGCGTCGTCTCTATATACGTTGCCATCCTTAATATTTTTAATAAGCTCTGCGGCTTCAATCATACGCTCTGAATATTTTATTTCTTTAATATGCTCTGATTTAGCAATCATGATTCCAGTATTCATCACGTGATTATCTTGACCATCTAACATGTCTTTTGTAATATGGTACTTAATCGTAGGACTGCGTTGACCAACCATCTCAAATAAAATACTCTCGAGCTCTTTATTCTTAATATCCTCATCTTGATCTATTATATGAATGCCTTTGCTTAGATCTAATTCTTCAAACACATTTTCATTCGTATTGAAGATTACATCCATATCTACATACATCACCTCGTCATATTTTTCTGCAAGCTGAGCAAACAATACATGCTTATATAGATTCGCCTTCGTGAATTCATTATCGCCGATATCCATATCATCCATCTGATTGTGATAGAATATCCAATCCACTCCAATCTTTTCGGCATAATCCTTTTTATTTTGGATCAACCTGTCAAAGTATTCAGAAATCATATGCTGAGCATGATCCGCCACTTGCCATCTATCTTTTGGTATGTCAATATTGTCGTATGTTGTAAAGATTACTCTCTTCATATTCCAATCACCATATATCTTGTATATTCTTCGGAGGGGCTCATTTCACCCTTATAAAATACTCTTACTAAATCTAAAGACTCTACAAAAGAATCTAGACTATCGTGAGTATTAATGTGTTCTGGTTCTGCGTGATAGTTGTTTGATTGAAAGCAAACCATCGTATTATGATCTTTAGAATTTGTGATGAGCTTAATATCGTCGGGCTCCATGTGTTCACAGCTTGTATTAATAATCAGCTGAAAAGCATCTTTTCTTTCTAAGAAATAATTAATAGCATCATCAGTTATGCCAAGATTGTTTCTACACTCGGGAATATTTTGTTTTAATTCCCAGTGAATGCGTTCACACATAGGATCTGAATCAACATTCCAGATCTTTACTTCTTCATTAATGTGTTCTCTTAGTAAAATTCCAGTAAGACCGTACCAACTTCCCATTACCAGAATATCTTTCAAAGGTGCATATGGATAATAGTCATCAGTAAGATATTTTGAGAGCTCAGATACTAGCCATTCTTTACTGGCCATTTGTGCATCGTTAATGCTGTTTATAATATCGAACGATCTATATAAATCTTCGTCTTGGTTATATTGTGAATCTTTATAAATTCTTTCGATTTCTTGAATAGCATTCTTATAGATCAGTTCTTTGTAGTTCATATTTTAATCCATTATACATATCAATTGGCGCATCCCATTCAGCAGGGTTTGCTATACTGTTTACTATTCCATTTTTAAATGTGTTGTGTGGAATCTTTTCGTGTACAAGAAACCTATCAATGCCTGGATACTTTCTCATGAAGTAATCCTTATTAGATAGAAAGTGTTCCCATACATCATGTTGCTGTCCTGCCGTCCATGTAATTACAGAACTATTTATGTGCACGTCATAGGCATGCGGAGCCATGTACAGATCATCTTTCCAATAATCTTTAAGTATTGTTAGACCATCCCATGTAATAAACTCAGACGGATCTCTTTTAATATCCATATCTAAATCAAAGTAAAGACACTTACCTTCTACAGGAAAGTCTTTACTGAACATAGCAAGCTTATTCCACCAGTATTTTAGTTTTGGTTTTTCAAATACTGGAATACATGGAATAGCTACACCGTAAGTATCGTCTGTATAACAATAGAATTTTGCTAATGGAAAATACTTTACTAATTGTTCTGTTAATCTGTTTACGTGTTCATAGTTATACTTATCACCGTGTTTTACGAATATAATGTTTAACAATCCTGCCATCTGAATCCTCGTATGCCATTCATAATTTCAATTTTACGATATAACTCATCGTACATAGACTGATCAAATTCAGACACTAATCCTTGATTGACTGTATCTAATTCTTCTTGTGTTCGAGTAGTTAAATAGTTCATTTCAGGCGGATTAAATAATAGATTATAACTTCTAAGTTCATTGTCTCCTATAAACACGTGCGGATTATCAGCATAAAAATCATTGATTTCTTGCATATCAAGTATATTAAAATAAGATACAGTAGGAACTACTTTCGGGACAATACCAGCTTCTTCGTTGAGCTTTTTAATTGTTTCTAGTGTATTGTTAAAATTAGTTCCACGTATCCATTCATATTTTCTGCCAATATGATCTAGACTCGCTACCATTTCTACTTTTTTAAATTTTTTTAAAGTGTTCATAAATCGTTTTGAAATTAAAGAACAATTTGATGTAAGCCACACAGTACAATCAGGATTTACTTCTGCTAACTCTTCAAGTATTTTAGCATTTCGTAGATCAGAAAAAGGTTCACCACCTTTAATATGCAATACATGCAGATCAGGCAATAAGCTTATAATCTTTTCAATATCAGACTCAGTCAAATTAACATGAGGCTGTTGATGATTACCAAATAAATGATCGATTGTGGCCCATTTAGTACTGAAATAACTACTACACATTATACAAGTTTGGTTGCAAATATTGCTTGTAGTAAATTCTAAATAACTAATCTTTCCCGGCTCATATTTTCTCCATTCTGGATTCAGCCAATAGAATGCTCCAGCGTGGGTGCCATCTTTTTGTTTTATTCTTGAAGCACAATTATCGCATGCAACAGTTCCCATAATACCTTTTTCTTCAAGCTCTCGTCTTATATGCATATTCAAATCAGAGTAGGGAAAGTCTTCATATTCAGTTGCCGTAGCAATTTTGTATTCTTCTATACTATCAGTTGCAATAATTTCATTTATGTGTCTAGTGAATACCATGCAACAAGGCTTGAGCCAACCTTGTGGATCAATTACTAACGCATGATCTGGCCATCTACATGCGGGTATATTCATTTCAGTCGCTCAATATATTGACGATACATTTCAATATTTTTAATGCAAATTTGTTCATCAGTACCAAACTCAATCAGAGCATTGTTTAAATAGTTTCTAAGCTTATCTAAATACTCTGGAGTCTCTTCTTCTACTGCCCAAGGTGCGATATCTTGCGGGGATGTTGTTCCACCCATAGGAGCCAAGACATGATAGGCAAAAGAAAGATTTTTTCTATTACAAAATGATACTATTTTAGGCAAAGTCCACACGTTATCTTTACTAATCACAAATGAACAACCGACATCAGCAACACCATATGATTGAAGTTCATCTATATGTTTTAAAACCGTTTCTAAATTACCATTTCTTCTTAAATCTTGATATATCTCAGGATCAATTGAATCTAATGAAATCGTAAATTCAGTGTTTGGCCTTTGAGCAAATTTTCTTGCGTATCCATTTAAGATACTACCGTTTGTTGTAAATTGAATGCGAAGATTTTCTGGGTTTTCCTCCTCTACCATCTTAAGAATTTTATGTACTATTCTTTGAGCAAATGGCTCCCCGCCTGTAAAGTTTAATTTATAAACTTCATGTATAATTTCACGTAAAGATTCTACGAAAGCATCACCAACTTCTGGATCATCATATATACTTGTAAATCTATGCGCAGTTTCTGGATTCTTCTTTACAAAATCTTCCATATGTTGAGAAGAATGATATGGACTGCAGAATTTGCATTTATAATTACAAGTATTTGAAAGTTCTAATTCTATATCCCTTGGAACAGGATGATTTAAGTCTCTCTCACCACCTACCCAGTCTGCATCTAAACTGCTTGGAGGTTTATCTGCATCGCATTGCTCTTTGCAATACCTGCACCATTCATGCAAATCACCCATCATAGAAGCTTGACGAATTTCTTCAAAGCCTTCATCATTTTGCCATAGATCTCTTAAGCTGTCTCCTGGTTTCCATCGTGCCTGATTGGTAAAAGGATCTTTTTCGTAAGGTGTAGTATCTTTATGCTCTCTTACATGGCGCATAACAAAAGGGCAGACCTTTAAATTGCCTTTCTTATTAATATGAATAGCTTGAAAAGGCGCCCAACAACTTACTGTTTTATATAAAGCTGGTAGTTCGGGTCTTCTATACTTGTTAATTTTATCGACGTATTTCATTTATATTCCTTTAAATATGGAGCCAACTCATATATGTCTTCGTTATTTTCTCGTGCTACTAAACAAAAATCAATCCATTCAATCATTCTTTTTCTTATTTCCGCAGGAGTTTTAAACGGATCTATTGTTGTTTCAACACTCATTACATTGTTTAAATTACTTACATGCAGTTTATCACTTACCCAATATGTGTCTGATCTTTTAGTAAACTTAGATTCTAAATAATCAAATAGATTTTTCTTTCCTTCTTCCTGATGTTGTATTGTTAAGAAGTTAGGTGAACAATACTTTGGAAACGTTACAAGGTTCGCCATACTGATACGAGGAACACCTGGCACATCAATAAAATAATCAATGAGTTCTGGAAGATGCATCCAGTTATAAACCGAAACAGTGGATACTACGATAACATGCCTGCCTGCATATTTATGATATCGTTTAATGTTGTTTATTGTTTTTTGAAAATTGCCTCCTCGGATCCAATCATACATTTCATGCACACCGTCAATGCTTGCTTGGACATGAACTTCATCGATGCGATGTAGCAACTCAATTACATAATCAGTAACTAACTGAAAATTAGTGCAAATCTCAACACGGCACTTCGGATTCGTTTCAGCAAGCTTTTTAAGGATAAGAATATTATTTGGATCGGCAAACGGCTCGCCACCTTTAATCGTAAGATGCTGTAGATGTGGTACTAGATCTAATACCTTATCCACATCTTCTTTCGTCATCTTATACATTTCAGTATGAAACTTGTGGTTCTCATCTCGCCAAGTAAGGCCAGATTCTACAGCCATTTTCTCATATGGCGCCCATTTAGAACTATACTTACCAGAGCAAGTAACACACATCTGGTTACAAATATTGCTCGTAGTAATTTCCAAAAATCGAATCGGAGTAATTGGCGCGTCTTTATCTTCTTCATATGTTGGAAAAATAAAGCGATTATAAGAATCGAAACGGGCTATACGACCAGCTTCCCAGTGTACCTTACACACGTTACATTGTTTTGGAAAGTTACCTTCTTTAAAATCTTTACGAAGCTTATCATAAACTTCACCATTAAAGAACTCAGTAAGATCAGGAACGTCTTTAATATGAGATATAGCTGTGTTGTCCCCAGCACAACATAGAACTATTTCGCCAATAGGATTAATTGTTATTCCTGTTTCAGGCACCATGCATTTCATAATATAACTCTATAAGATTATTTAATTAAACTGTCGATTATCGCCAAGCCTTCGGTAATTCTAGTTGATTTTCTAATTTTTGATTTAATGTCTTTATCAGCTTCTTTTACTACATCAAGTTCTAAAGCCCATAACTTAAACTTAAACAGCTCTTCTTTACTTTCATTATCTTGCCAAAGAATTTGAAAGAACCCAGTGTCAATCTCATTCTTTTTGATCTTAACTTGTTTGTCTAAATTGAGTAGAGTTGACTCTTTATCAGAAACTTTCTTTTCAAGTTCTTCTTTTTGATCTTGAAGAACCTTCAGACCTAGCATTTCACGAGCAAGTTCTTTCGCTGCGAGATTGATTTGTATGTTATGTGCTTTTGATTCTGCTTTTAATCTATCAACAGTATCATTCAAAATTTTATCGTGATCCCAACCTTCTTCCATCAATGCTTGATAGTCTGGATTGTTTTCATCATTTGGAAACGAATAAGGAAAAAGCTTTTCATCTTCCTCATATAGTACTTTAATAATAGTGCGCTCTGTGTTAGCATACTGAGCACTCACTATTCTTCCGCTAAAATCTGCCATTTATTTACTCCTTATGCTGTGCCGGCGTATTGGAATTTATAATAACCGGTATCAATAATATTTGATCCTGCAGCATCACTTGCAATTTCAATTTTATATGTTAGATACTGCCCAGTACCATATGATGTAAGGGTTCGAGAATCAGCAAACAAAAACTCAACAGAATTGGCTGCTGTAGCACCTGGCTGTAATATATGCCACGTATTCATTGCATCGCCTTGTTGTGTTATGGTGCCAGTGCTTGTTCCACTATCAACTGTTCCACGAACATAATAAGTACCAGCAAAATAGTTTGAGAAATTGATATCACTATTGGTTGCCGAATTCCTATAGTCTGACCAGTTTTGCATTGTTGTAGCAGACCAACTCGTGCCGCCGCCATAGTCATTTCCGTGTTCAACTTTACCGGATATGTTAACCCCTGTAGCTAGTCTAAATCCATGTTTAGTTCCATGCGTTTGTTCGGCTGGGTTTGTTTTTGGAGTTCCTTGTGTACCTTCTAATCTTATATTATCGCCTTCTAATTGATTATGGTAGTAACCTGTTGAAACAATATTACTACCTCCGCTATCAGTTGCAATTTCAATTTTCCATCTATGGAATTTTGTATTATAAACGGGTGGGTTTGCAGTATCTGTAATATTCCAAGAACGTGATGTTGTATTATCTAAAGTTAACCAAGTATTTAAGCTATCTCCTGAAGTTGTCAGACCGCTATTAGAGTCAATGGTTGCTCTAATATACCATGTTTGTGTTGGTCCAGAATTAACCCAATCGGCGTGGTTATTAGCGCTATATTCAGGAGTTCTAGTAGAATCCCGATCTTCAACAGTAGCATCGCTGTTAAATCTCCATCCAAGTGTAATGTTGTTAGTATCTTTTTGTGCATAACCATTAACGTGTTCAGTTGTTTCAGGCACTGATTGAGTCCCTTCAAGAGATGTGGTTTCAGCAGCTGAAGGTATACCTTGATAAATCTTAAATGATTGGCTTTGTACAACCGTTGTGGTACCAGTTGGAAATTCTTGTGTACGATAATCGTTAGTGTTAACATAAAGCTGTTGATAGTTACCACCGCCTCCAGCACTTCCGTCTGGAGTACGACGTTCGTCTATATACAGTGCACCATTTAGAACACCATCAGATCCGTCTACATTATATGAGAGTTGATACTGACCAGCAGAGTTTGAAGACAGATAGTATCTCAAAAATTTATTCATAAGAGTTGACCAAGACCCTGGAGTATGGGCATTGATTCTATTGTTTGCAAAATCCCAATATATTGGAAGTTGGTCATAAATTTCTGGATAGGAAGCTGCAGGATAATCTACTTTTGCTAGATAATAATTCGTATCGATAGTTTGTTCTACTGCTTCCGGAATACCTGAGGCTGTATAAGCTGCCGTATCTGATACTTTGTTTATTGCTATGGGTGTAGTACTGACAAGTGAAGCATTAGCTGGCGATGCTGACGTGGTAATGAAATACGTTCCGCCTTTTGCAGCAGTCTGTCCACCGCCACCAAACTGAGTTAAAACCGGAGCCACAAAAGTATCATAGAAGTCTGAAATTGTCATAGCTCGCAAGTGAGTATTGATATCTTCACCTTCTTCACCGTCTGGATTATACAAGTATAAAGGATACTCGTGATTATTTGCATCTCCAGAAGGCGCTGATACGGCATCTGTTACTTGACGAATACGTGAATAGTTCTCAGTAGTGAGTACAATATCTGCTGTTTCTGCTTCAGTTGCAAATCTATCAACACGAGTACTATAAGCACCGGCTACATAAAATGTATCTACGAAAGGCTGTCCTGAAATGACTGAGCCGTTTGAGCCTTGTACTTCTAGTGATGGATTAGGATCTTGAGCAAAGGCATATCCTGCAAACTCATGAAGAGCTGTCATATATGTTGAATCGCCTTCTGCAATTTGGTTCGTACCTGATGCGTCTGATAAGAAAAGTGGTGATCTTACTGCCATAACAAAACTCCTATACTATTGCCTGGATACCAGGCGTAACAGCAAAGTACCAAGTTTTAGTTACACTACCAGAAGAATCATAAATTTTAAGGGTATGATTCTGCATACGAATTCCCATTGCTATGGAAGATGCAGATGTTGCATCAGTGTTTGCAATATTTAATAAATGTCGGCTATCATTAATAACCTCACCACTGAATGTGGTGTTCGCAGAAACTCTAAGTACCATGATCTACTCCTATGTTACAGCAGCAGCGTATAGCGTACGTACTTCTGTCCCGGTAGAATCATATATTCTTAGAACGTTATCTTGAATTGCCACCGCATAATTGATAGATCCGCGTGTTGTGAGATCTGTATTGGCGATGTTTTGTAGGACAAGTGAATTTGTTATCACTGTCGTTGTGCTTACTTTAATTGCCATCTTCAACTCCTTTGGGTTTCAGGCTACTATCCACGGTCGTATCGGCGTAATCTCTCCTCTCGACCTATTCTCTTACCATAACCAAGATCTTTCATAATTCTCATACGCTCTTCTTCAGCGTAATTAGACCATTCAGAGATCTGTTCTTTCGTTCTACCACAGCCTATGCAATAACCCTTAGAAGGATCAATATAACAGATAGACATGCATGGTGTTACGTACATTATCGACCTCTTTATTTTCTATTTATAAATAGTATTGTGAACTCTTCGGCATGAATTTGAACTTAATTATATAGGAGATTAAGATGGCTGAAGACAACGGTTACCATCCAGCGGATACAAACGGCGACGGTGTTGTAGATGATATCGAACGCGAAATGTATCTTGAATTTAAAAGAAAAGAATTAGAAGACAAGGACGCACAGCGTGATGCAATGCGTGGGATGACTTGGTTTGCTTTATTCGGCATGCTACTTTATCCATTTGCAATTGTCTTAACATCATATTTTGGACTAGATACTGCAGCAGGAATCGTTGGTGATATTGCACCGACATATTTTGTTGCTATTTCTGCTTTGGTTGCAGCATTCTTTGGTGCTGACGCTATCCGTAAGTAGATAAATCAAAAGGGAGGCCTTCCTAGGTGCCTCCCTTTCTATCTGTTTGTTTCGATGTACAGCACCCGGCTAGCTTTCCATTCGGTACTAGCGACTCACCGACCATCCAAAAGCTGCAGACTTATGGATGGATTTTTTTGGGTACGTTCGCGTAATTGCAGGCTTTCCCCGTGCGCCATAAGTAACGAGGACTGAGTTCTTACTGCCTGGTCGAGTTTTCCTCAGTCCTCGCTAATTCTGGTTTTCACGTCACCGGTATTTCACGGGCGGTATATTCACCAGAATGTTCTTGCCCGACCTTGTTTACTCACGACGCGCAGGCTACGTCAGGCAATATATCTCTTTAATCCATTTTTGCCACTTTAGCGGCTGAGGGTTTGGAACCTCTCAATATTGCCTTGATACTATTAATATATACTTTTTCTAGTAAATGTCAACCCTTTTATTGAATTTTTTTTCAAATTTCTTCTACCGTTACCTTATACAACTTACCGTTGAAGTCTTCCATAGTAATGGTTTTCTTCGTTGACAGCATGTAACCATCGATAGGATGCAAATCCATTTTTACTCTACCAACCTGAGTAATCTTATTTTCTGGTTTATCATTGTTGAAAGCGGTACTGATCACGTGTGCGATATAGTCGCAATAAGCCAACATAACAAAAATTCCTCTTAACGCATTGTAGCGTTATCTACATAGACTCCATCGTCGTTTTCGCCGACATAAACGCGGTTGATATTTGAACCATATGCTATCTTATAAACCCACTCGCCACTGGCATTGCGGATATCGTCGGTAACACATACAGTAACGGGATCTCCATCCCAGCCTTGATCTGCTAGGAGGGTGTTCATTTGTTCAACTGTAATATTTGCAGGATCCATTTAAGCCTCTTTCATATATTCTACGATAAGTTGCAGATCTTCTTTGGAAAAATCTGATTTACGAGTACCCCAAGTAGCGCCGAAGCGAGTAAGCTTGTCACCGACAACTGCAAGATGATTAGATTTTGCATCATCTTTTTCTGTGGCTGCACAGTTCATCATGTAACGACCGATAACACCAAGCTTTTTCTGGTTAGGAGTAGTTTCCATCATATTTATATTCCTCATTGATTGTAGAACTATTATATCAAAGTTTGAAAGAGCTGTCAACCCTTTTTTTGAAAAAACTTTACGAAATCTAAAAATAATTCGTAAGCTACTTCCTCAACATAGTCGATTGGAGTATGGCACAACAAAGGCTCAGCTGCATATGCATCCAAAACGATTTGTTTGTAAGCAGGGAATGATGTAACGTTCTCATTCTCAGCTTGTTCATCGATCACACCTACGATGCGTTCTTCCATTTCCATTACTAATTCTTTCATTTGACCCATATTGGTCTCCTTTCATCTTATATTAATAATATAGTACTTTCAGAATGCAATGTCAACCCCTAAAGTGAAAAATTTAGTGTTTTTATGCATTTTAATGCAAGTTTTTCTTCCATTCTGAATGCTTGTAACTCCCAAGGTGCCTTAGAGTAAGGCGTTTTGCTGTGATCTTTGGTTTTCCACTTAGTTTTACCGTTAACGTCACGTAATTCTTTCTTAGCATACTGTTTTACGTGAATCATCTCATGAACGATAGTGGATACTAGATCGTAAAATGGCAAACCTTTTTTGATTGTAAGCGTAAACTCACGACCTTTGAAGTCTTCATTCATACAATACCCATAAGCCTCGATTTTTCCATCGAATTCTAAGGATATGTCAAGTGTACGAATACGAGGCATCATTTCTTTGATGCACCAGTCAACAACAAGGGCGGCAAGCTCGCGTTCCTTAGCTTTACCGCCCCTAAAGTATACTTCGTTTGCCATATGCATTTCCTTTCATTTGATATATCTATTATATCACAGTGGAAAGTAATGTCAACAAGAACGTTTCTTTTGAAATCAATGGCTTAGAAATTATTTTTTCTCGTTTGCCTCTTCAATGACCATTTTTTCGTACTCGGCACGATCTACAACACCTTCAGCAAGTAAACGTTCGCGGTTTGCCATATGCTGTGCTTGAACGTCTTCTTTAGATCCGCCAAAGTAAGCCACACAATGACCTTCTTCGATCATAATGTCAGTCACCAAACGACCATCCGCTGCACGGAAATCACCAAGGATACGACCAAACTTACCCTTCATATCTTCGCCTGATTTATCTTCTGTGGTAATGAGTTTTGCGTCTTTTTCTAGCAGAGAATAGAGTCTATCCTTTGCTGCAAGACCAAAGAGTTTTTCTACTCTGTCTGAAGTTCTACTTTCAGGAGTGTCAATACCCATGATTCGAACTCTTTCGTCTTTAAGGCAGATACCGAAACCTAGATCAATGTCTACATCTACAGTATCACCATCAACTACTTTAATGACGTGAACGTCGTATTCATTTTGCGTTGCCATGTGTTCCTCCACCTGAGCGTTATTGTTATCATGGTAAAGAAATCACAATAATATTTATAGTTCTTTTAGTTGTGGATGCAGTTCATATATGTTTATGTTTCTTTTTAAATTCATAAACGAAGCAAACATGTGCATTCGACTGCGCCAATTGTTATAATCTTCTATGGTCGGTATGATCGGATCGTTACTCATAAATTCTTCATTTTTAATAAACATGTGCCTATGCAAATTATCTGGCCATTTCTTATAGTTATTTCGCCAATCTTCTAGTTCTTTAAAAGTTAGAATTCTTTGAGGTGCAGCGTATTTTGGTTCGTGAACCCATCCCATCTGTGTAAAGCTTACTTGAGTGTCGTTTACTCTTTGATTCCAGTAATCAAGCACTTCATTGTAGTTCCACATATTAAAAATATTTAAGCGATGATTGATATTAATCCATCCAGTAATTCCAGATGATTTCCATCTTTCAATATTTTCTATTGTTTGCTCAAAAGGAGTAGATCTTACCCATTCGTATGTTTTACCAATACCATCCATTGAAACGGATATCTTTACTGGATTTGAAGCTTTAGATAGTAAGTCGATATATCGCTGTGGAACCTTTGACATGTTTGTTGTCATATCAATCAAGCACTTATCATTTACTTTTACGAGTTCTTCTAAGATGTAATAGTTGTTATTGTCAGCGAAAGGCTCACCGCCTTTTACAACGATCTGTTCTAAGTTAGGAAGTATAGGTAAGATCTTTTCAATGTCTGAATCCGACATTCTGTATAACGAAGCACCAAAGTCATTGAAGCCTGGTTCACCGGGATTCTTCCAGGATTCTAAGTCAAGTGACATTTCAGTTGCTTCCTGCTCTAACCCAATCCATTTAGAACTATAATAACTTGAACATGTCACGCAGGTTTGATTGCATAGATTTGAAGTTGTAAATTCTAGAAAGCGTATCGTCTTATCTGTTGGAATACTCGCTCTACGAGATTCACCTTTTACATTTGCGTGAAACCATGAATTCTTCATGCCAAGTTTAGCGTTGTTTAAACAGTATCCACAAACTTTACTCACCAAAGGCTCTTTATCTTGACGCAGAGATTCAAGATCTGAATGGTTGCCCCATAATTCAGCAATATTATCTACATTACTAATATGGTTGAAAGACCAAGTTCTTTCTGCTGCACAGCATATAGAAAGATTACCGTCTGGTTGAATTGTTAGTGAATTGTGAGGAGCAGTACAATACATAGTAACCTTTTATTATCCTTTGTTACATTGTCAAAACTTTGACACTTTTTAACATATGTCAAAATATGTTACATGTCAATTCTATATTTATGGAGTTTAGTTTGTATAAATAAGAATGAATAGAAGTGACTTCACATAATGAATTCTTGGAGGATACAATGAGAATTTTAATATTACTTTGCGTGTTATTTCTTGGGTCTGCTGCAGCGGCTCAGGAAGCGCCTGAATGTCCGGAAGGCTACGTTTGTACTCAATCGGGCACAGACAGTACTATTAGGTCTGAAGGCAATATGACGACTACGATCGTTCAACCGCCGCCGTCTGCAGTTTCACCACAATTTAGCGCCGGCAGTAACAGCGATCTGTGTACAATTGGTGTTGCCGCTGCGGTGCAAACTCAGATATTAGGTATTTCTGGTGGCGCAACATTTACTGAAGAAAATTGTAAGCGATTGAAGAACGCTAAAGTATTGTATGATATGGGAATGAAAGTTGCGGCTGTATCTGTAATGTGTCAAGATGAGAATGTTTTTGACGCGATGATGCAAGCTGGAACGCCTTGCCCTTATGACGGACAAATCGGCGATGCTGCAAAGCTTGGCTGGGAAACGCACAAAGAAAAAATAAGAGAGGAAACAGGTGGCGGAAATCTTAAAGAAAATGCTAAGAACGCAGCTCCTTTTGCTGGCCTTGGTATTTTGGCCTTCTTACTCTTCCTCTGAGAGTATTAAGCCTTACTACGGAGCTACTCCGAACGCTGCTGCAAACGGACTTTCTTGGTCTATGGGCAATGTATTGCCGACTCCTCCAGGATTAGATATTCAGAACGTGTTGTATAGTTATACCATTATTAAAGAAAACGGTGAAGCTGTTACAGTATACGTTCAAAACAAATTAGCTGGCTCAGATAATGAGTACATTTTTAGAGATCGCGAAGACTGGTCTCCTACATCGCCATCAGGACAAGAAGTGCGTAAAGTAATTCCTGTTGGTAACTTACATAGAGATCTATGGGGTGATGGGGAGATAGATGTACAAGGAAACGGATCTGTGGAAAATCCTAGTGTGATTTATACATATCGTGTAGATCCATGTTATAATCCGCAGTTCGATCCTAACTGCCCCGGCTATGAGGTTCCATACGTAGAGCCTCCAGAAATTGATTACGAAATTTACGACGCTTATGCAGAAGGCGACGCTCAACGTGATCAATACCGTTATGAAGATGATGATGAACTGCAAGAAGAGGAAGATGAAGAGAAAAGACTGGCAGAACTTGAAGACGAAGAACGTGAGAGGGAAGACCGTTTAGAAAAGGCAATGTTTGAAGCAAGCAGAGCAGAGCTTTTTGCATTGGCTTTTGCGAGAGGTCAAATGAAAGACTCAATTAATCTTAATATGAACTCTTATTATGATGCAAACATTCCAGGTGGTACTTATAATGACTCGCTTGTTTTATTAGATACCAAACTTCCTGAAAACCAAAGTGGTTTACGCAATGGACTTGCACAACAATTACTACACCAACAAATGGTTGATATGCAATATAATTTAAGTACAGGACAATAAGGAGGACTTCAATGTTCAAATCAACTATCATAGGTGCCACTATCGCTCTTATCGCTTCATGCGGAGTTGCGGTTGCTGCTGACACTCCTATAAACGGCTCAGTACAGTCGCGTTGTATTATTCAAACAGATACATCAGGTACTTATGCTAACCCCAATGCTTACACACTTACAACATCGTCAACTGATGGCGGCGAGAAAGCACGCATTCGTGTAGATATTTCTCTGGCAAATGCTTATTACGTTGAGATTACAGCGCCTACGGAATTCTCATCTTCACCTAACCTCCCTGATGTGGTAAGCTGGACTGGAGATACTACAGTAGATGCTGTTTCAGATGCTACCAATATGGGTGATTATGAAACAAATAAAGTAGAACTTGGAATGATGGACCGTTACGACATGACAGCGACTGGATCAACGTGGTTTGTAACCTCGTCGGTTGCTACTATGGGAGGCAATAAAGCATTTCCAGGCGGTAACTATACTGCTGTAGTGCAAGCGGAATGCATCGCTCAATAAAAAAGGTTTATACATCATGAAGTATTTGTTTATGCTGGTTTTTCTCGTATTTACGAGTAAAGCTTATGCACATGAGATGGTACCTACCTATCCTGTGTTAAAGCAATCTTATATGGATGGGCTCCTCGTTACTACAATGACGATGTTTAATAAACGGCCGGAAGTAGATTATTATGAGATCGGCGTTTATGACGACAACTGGGAGCCCATTCGTTTTGTTTCCAATTATAAGATATGGAAAATTCCGTATTTAAGTACGGTATCTTTTGATATCTATATACGCTCTGATGATAAATATAAGGTTAGATATATATGCTCAAAATCTAAACTTCGTAAGAGCAACATGACAAGGACCGCAGTTTCATCTAGAATTTGTTCTAAAGTGAAAAAGCCGGGTGAAGAGTGATGAAAAGATATATAATATTAGCAGCTTTGCTTTTTAGCTCGCCAGGACTGGCAGATAATATTGGCCTACAGCTACCCAATATGGGGCAGGCTTATGGCCAAGATAGCATTCGCTCAGGTGAGATTGATTGTAAGAATTCAATCGGTGGTTCAACAAATCTTGAGTTTGGAGTAACCGGTATAATTGATAATTATAATAGCCCGTTTAGTGGTGGCAATAATATGGATACGAGTCGAGATATAGGTGTTTATGCTCGTATTATTATTCCACTAGATGGACCTAAAGAAAGAATTAATTGTAACGATTTGTATGAACTTGAATTGAGAAAGAAGAGACTTGAGGTCTTAAAGCTACAACAAGAACTTGAGCAACTTCGTCGTTTGAATGAGAATAGTGAGGGAGAAATCTCATTTGAAAACTAAATAGGAGTTTCTATGGCCGATAAAGACCTAGGGGATGGCCTTGAACAACTTGACGAAGAAGTAGAAAAGTTAAAGAATACCAAGTTTAAGTTATTTGGTATTTCTATGACACCAACTACTATTGGTGCAGCTTTTGCCTTGCTTGGGGCAATCGGCGGATCCTTATATGGATCCTTTGAAGTCTATAAAGACTATATGGACATGAAAGAAATTGTTCAAAATATTGATGTTGACTCAATAACAACACGCAATAATGAAATTGAAGTATCGGTCGAGAATGCAAAGGCTGAACTGATAATTCAAATAGCTTCCATCCAAAAACAAATAGACGACTTAGAAAAACGCACACGAGAAAATAAAGTTGATACGAGAGATCAAATAAACACTATGGACTCGCAAGTTCGCCGTGTCGAAAAGCTCGTGCGTGATACTGAATCAGACGTAAGACAAATAATTCAAAATGCTGAGGAGCGTTTTGATAATAAAAGGGATGCGCTACAGAATCAGTATGATACAAAAGCTTCTCAATTAAGAGAATCTAGTGACACTCGGATGACTGATTTAGAAAACAAAGTTGAACGAGACATGCGTAATCTAGAAACAGAACTCATGAATAAACTACAAAAGGCCTTAGACAACCCACTAGCAAACTAGGAGTGATACATGATCGGACCAAAACGTACTTGTAAAAATTGCGGACATAAGTGTCACTGTTATCAACCGGATTGCGATGATTGTCATAACGACGTTTGCATTAAATGCGATTGCAAAACACCAGACGAAAAACAAACAAATACGGATGCACGATCATGGGATGGCTATTTAAAGTAGAGAAAGAAGACGACGATGCAGAACTTGCCAAACGGTTGGAATTTGATATTAAAATTCGAGACATCCGCAGAAGAATTGAAAAGCTCAGGGAGAATTTTCATACCCCACGACGAGTACGAGTGGAAGAGCCACATGAAGTGGATGAACAGGCACAAAAAAATAGACAACAACGCGACAAAGATAATGAAATTAATGAGATCAAGGCAAAACTCTTAGGGAGGAAAAAATGATTTGTAACAAAATGGCTAGGCTAGCTGAATTGGCTTACTTAGATGGTAAAGAAGCTAAGAACAAAATGAAAGCTCTCGGTTACACCGGACACAAGTTCTTTGAGAACGATGGAGCTCAGTGTCACGCGGTATGGAATAAAGAAGAATATGTTCTTGCATTTCGTGGTACAGAACCAACCGAGATCTCAGATGTTCTTGCAGATCTAAATGCTATTCCACGTGGAGCAATGACACATGGTTTAGTTCATTCAGGTTTTAGAGGTGAATGTGATAAAATATGGGATGAGATTGTAGCACATCACGGTAAAGGACACCAAGATAAAAAGCTTTGGATCACAGGGCACTCTCTTGGCGCTGCTATGGCTACTATTGCAACTTCAAGATTCGAAGAAACTCAGAAGGTTGAGCAACTTACAACGTTTGGCTCACCTAGAGTTGGTACTCGTAGTTTTGTGAAACATATTGAAACAAAACATATGCGGTTTGTTAACAATAACGATATCGTCACAAAGGTTCCACTTATGCTGATGGGTTACAAACACCACGGCGAATTAAAGTATATTAACTTTTATGGTAATGTCCGCAAAATGACTCCTTGGCAGATGCTCAAGGATCGTTGGCGCGGTTGGAAATCAGGTTTACTAGATGGTGCAAAAGATCATGGTATGGATAACTATGTTCGTTGCACTGATAAATTGGAGTACTAAACTATGTGGGAAATGATAACAAGAATGTTCGGCGATACGCTATGGATTTATACGGCTATCGCTGGCTCTTTGGTTGGTGCAGCATTTTTAGCATGGTTTCGTAATACACACGCAGCACTTTATTTGATGGGAAAATTTGATGGTTTCTTAGATTATTTGGTCGATAGATTCGGTTGGGATTGGCTGCAAGATGATCCCGAAGCATGGCGTAAACGTTATCCAAAGGTCACGAAAAAAATCGACGATCTGGAGCTTCGTATAAAAAATCTAGAAGCTCAAGCTAAAACTAAAGTCATTAGACAAAAGGAGAAATAGGATGTCTTGTAACAATCCTAATTGCAAATGTGGTCCTACGTGTGACTGTCAGGATTGCAATTGCTAAACGTCTACTTAGAATTTATCATAGATCAAACTTTACACAACATTTCAACATACGACAAAGCTTTAGGGACTAATCTTGCTAGAGATTATAAAAGATTTGTATGGTGGAATATGAGAGAACTTCAGAAACCTATGCTGAATTCTCTATTCAAAAACGGTAGAGTGTGGCGTCTATTAATGGACAAACACTTATCCCTATAGTAAAAGGAGACTAATATGAACTGGTTAATGTCAAGACTAAAAGAGCGTACTTCATGGGATGGAGCAGCTCTTATCGGTGTTGGCCTAGTAGGCTTGCTTATGCCACTAGACCTCGTATCTTACGCGGCGATCGCGTGGGGTGTTATTACGCTACTAAAGTCTGAGTAGCATAGTACTTTTTATATAGCTCGGCGATCTTATCAAGCTCAGGATGGTTGTGAATCCACTGACCGGTGGATGGATCAAATTCTTTCTTGAAAAAATCGTCGAGCTTTTTATTGCCGGTATCAAGTTGAGGATCTATAGCAAGACAAAGCTTATCGAACTCTCCATCAGAAATAACTGATTCGTTCTCTTTCTCATATGCATACGCGTATATACAGAGTTTAATACGATTACGTATTTCTTTCTCCGCTACAGATCCCCAGCTCATCACCCTCGCCCTTGTCCTCTATATTTCTTCATACTTGCTTTTTTACTTTTATTCATAGAAGATAACTTAAGGTTTCGTTTACCAATCGAAGTCTTCTTATAACTTTTTTGCTTTACAGCAACACCTACTGTTTTTGCCATACTTTACTCCTCAATTTTAAATAAATTACCAAATGTTTGGCCAGTATTTTTAGGACAACACCAATCGTAATCAAATAGCTGATCTAACGTTGCGTGTTCTCCCTTTAAGTTCCACCAGTTACGAACATACTCAAAAGAAACTTGAGCAACTCTTGCTAGCTTAGCATCTGAGTGATCGTGAACTGTAGTTGGAAATCTTTCTACATTGTGATTAAACAATGGATGAATATGAGTAATACCCAAGCCATATATGATATTCTCGATGGTTGGTTTCATTCTCACGGTTTTCTCTTTATCAAGTCTTAGAAGCAAAGGCATCCTAAAACGAATATGATTATCATCTAGAAAATAATAATCTACAATTTTCTTAGCATAGCCACGCTTAATAATATAACATTGTAAGCCATGATCCCATCCAACTCTATGCCGTGGAGCCATCACTGCCCACCCTTCGTGCATTACACAAAGCTGCAAAGCATCCCATAGAACACCATGTTTTTTTACATAGTCTTCCCATACGAATGGCCATTGGTCTATTTGATTGAAAAGGCAGTCATCCTCAAAGATAGCAACCATATCTTCATCTGTTTCTTCATACCATTTTTTGATTGTAAGTAGATGAGATGATGTCGCACCAAAAGGTAAGATTTGGCACTCAGGTGTGCCAGTGATCTTGAGATTAGAATCTTCTAATCGAGGATAAGAACATATTCTATAGTTGGTTATTCCTAGCTTCTCAAATTCACCAATCATATATTCTCGGCGGTCTTTACTCTCTTCAAGATTGACCACCCAACAGCTGGGAAACCCCTTCAATTTTGGATGCATTATTTAATTCCGTTGTTATACTCACTAACTAGTTCTTGTACACTATCAATTGCCATATCTAATTGAATATCGGTAATTGGCGGCAATTCTTTCTTGTACATTGCAATGATGACTTCGTCTTCAATCTTATCGCGATTTACTTTACCATTTTTAATAGGCAAATGAAAACCATTTTGCATAATGTCAATCGCGAGTTCGCATGATATCATTACATCTTTGTCCATACTTTTTCTCCGTGTATATATCTGTAAATATATTACATAATGAAGAAATGTCAACCCTTAATCCCACAAATTTTCATAATATTTTCCAAATAATCTGAAGCCGTTGCTCATTCGTTCCTGATGCGCCTTCAAGCCGTCACGATCAATCCATTCAAAATCGCCAATGCCACTATCACTTGGAATATGTGGTCCATAATACTCATCTTCCCAATTGTCTTTTACCTTTTGTTCAAAGGCCCAGATCATTTCATCCATAATCCAATCCCAACGATCAAAAAACTTAGGATCAGCTGTACCGTCACCTTCGTATGCACGTTTCCATTTAGCAGTAGGACGCAACTCTTTTGGTACATCACTTGGATCTGTATTAGGAGCGCCGTGCTTTGTTTCTTTCAACTGTTTTAGCATAGGCAAGATAATCGGTGCAAGAGTATAATCCATGCTCCAAGTATCATAATCGTGTATTGCGACTTCTATCTTTTGCGGCCTATCATCTTTATACGGCCCTATATAAACTTTCATTATATAAACAACTCCCAACTTGGATGTTTGATTGTAAATTCCATTTGTTTACGTTTACGAACTAATTCCCAGTAACCAGGTCTATATGGTTTATATTTAGGCTTCCAGTCCATCCTGTTTCCTTTAATAGAATTACAAGGATTGCAGGCTGCTACTATATTGGTCCACTCTGTTTTACCACCACGGCTGAGTGGAACAACGTGATCCATAGTCAAATGCGATCTACTGAACTTATATCCGCAATACAAACATTTGTACTGATCACGTAAATAAAGGTTAGATTTTGAAAACCTAACCTCTGACTTGGATTTGATATATTGTTTCATCATAATCACAGCGGGAACTTTGGTTTCCCAAGAGGGGCTCCGGACTAGCCAATCGTCATACCATTCTAACACATCACATTTATCGTGATAAATGTACCGTATGGCTTCTTTCCAATTAATAACGCTGAGAGGGAGATAGTTGACGGGTTGAGCATTTGCATTAAGAATCAAAACGTCGGACATCTATCTCTCCTTTGCTGCTTTTAACTATTTATCTCCAATCTGTACTGATCTTCACACATTTGGTAGATATCTTTCGTGAGTACACAATATTCTGATAATTCATCAACTACTGAAGCAGTAGCATCACCTTCTCTACGATCTTCGAAAACTCGTTTCATTTCTTTGCCGGTAACTTTATCCATAGCATCTAAGACTTCAAGAACACTGAATCCTGTATTACTACCAAGGCATTCATACGGAGTATTACGAGGACCTTCTTCTACAGCCTTTACTATAGCAGCACTAAGATCACAGACGTGTATATAATCGCGAATGCAAGTACCGTCCCTAGTATCATAATCGTTACCAAAGATGCTAATGTGGGGATATTTTTCAGCAGCCACCATAGCAGCAACACGAATAAGATGGGTTGGAGCACCCAATTGCCGATTAACGCCATCAGTACCAGAGACATTAAAAAAGCGAAAAATAGTATAACCATTGGCTTTCTCCTTAATAATATCTTCAGCAGCCACCTTACTGCGAGCATAAGGTGAAGCCATCTCCCATGCTGATGATGTACTTGCAAAGATAAAGTTTGGAGTTTTTACTTTGTCAAGCATATTTGATGTGCCCATAGCATTTACACGGTAATACTCCGTGGGCTCTTTAAGTGACTGAGGTACTACACTGCGACCAGCCAAATGAACTACAGCATCATATGTACCATGTACAGCAAAGGGATCTGTGACATCTACAGGCTCAAACATGTTTACATATTTAGATATATCATTATGCTCGCCGTGGATGTTTGTATCCCAGCCATCAACATAGTGGCCATACTCTTTAAGTAGTTTACATACATGGCTGCCAATATAACCCGTGGCACCAGTTACTAATACTTTCATGCATACCTCCAATTATTACAAAATTATTAATATTCTATACTGTATTTAGCCAAATGTCAACTATAAATAAAACATGAAACATTTACTATTACTTCCACTGATTATATATCTAACAGCATGCTCGAGTGATACCGACTATGCTCTTTCTCGCAAATTGCCAGAATCAAAACAAACTCTAGCTCACAAGGCGTATTTCTGGTATGGCTTGTCAGAAGAAAAAGATCGCCAAACAATCAAAGATATTACGGGAGTGGATCCAGTAACTACTGAGTGGTGTGCTGCTTTCGTGAATATGGTGTTGCTTGAGAATGAACTTCCAACATCAAGATCTGTAAGTGCTTTCCCACTTATGGCCAGATCATTTGTAACTTACGGTCAAGAAGTTACAACTCCCGAAAAGGGAGATATTTTAGTCTTTGAAAGAGGCGAAGCCGGATGGCAAGGCCACGTTGGTTTTTATGTCAGTCAAACCAAAGATATGTCGACCGGTCAAATTTGGTATAACGTAATTGGCGGAAATCAAAATGATAGTGTTTCCATACAAAAATACCCAGCCGATAAATTAATCACAATACGTAGAGTTTCACTTTAAAGTTCTAGGATCAAATTCTAGTGGTATACATACCGCTTGAGTGTTTGGCGGGTAATAACCAGATGGCATTTCAAAAAGAGCTGAAGCTAAACTTTCTCTTGCTTTAAAACAATCTACGTTCGTTGTAAAAAAGCCCATATTTTGTGCGTTAACGTGTAAGGCTTCTTTAGTTGGTAATAACATGACAAGTACTAGTACAAAGACTTGAGTCATAGTACTGCCTTTCAGTTGTTAAATGGTGCCCCCACACGGACTCGAACCGCGGACCCACAGATTACAAATCTGTTGCTCTACCAGCTGAGCTATAAGGGCATTATCTATTTATTAGACTGGCGATATTTATACAACTTTACATAGTATGCAAACGACCTAGGGTAGTTTCGAGGATTCGGTAAAGTGATTCCTCGACTACCCCAGTACTGTAAAAATAAAACTATTTGTTTGTCTGTCATAATAAACTGGCCTGCGCTGAGGGATTCGAACCCCCGACCTAGTGCTTAGAAGGCACTTGCTCTATCCAGCTGAGCTAAGCGCAGATTCTTTAAGCGTTATCAATAAAACGCTGGAAAATTTTCTCTGGTATCATACAAAGCTGTATATAAACAGCCCAGAAACCAATATTCCAAATGATGATTTCAGGCCAGTTCATTTACGAAACTCCAATTGATACCACTTGCCATCATGCTTGAATTTGATGATGCTGTGAGAATAAACTGATGTATTTTGATTTTCATACAGTGTTTTAGTCTCACATTTCTCTTGAAGGCGGTAGCCAACAATTTTGTCACTACCTTTTTGTGCTTTGTCAGCTCCAATAATACCACCAATTACTGCACCTGCTGCAGCACCTTGGTCATTACCAGAAGCGCCTTTACCAAGTAAGCCACCAATAATCATACCCATCAAGGCACCGCCTGCAGCATCACCTTGTTCATTAGCGTATACGGGTACTTCTACCTCATAACACTCAGTATGTTGAAAAGGAACTCGTTTACTTACGTAACGATATTCGTCAGTGATAGTAGCTTGCACTTTGTCAGCATAGGCTGGTGCTGCCACTAATAGAGCTAGAGCACTAACTCCAATCTTTGATATCATAGACATCTTTATAAACCTTTTCTGTGTCATTGTGGCCGTGGCGATATCCCACAACATATCCAATTACTCCACCAAGGATTGTACAAATTAAAGCCATTTCTGTTACAATACTCATGATGCTCACCATTCCAGGGATTGTTGAATAAAGTTTGGTTGAATGCTACTACAACCATTGCAGTATTCAAATGGATCTGAGTATCCAAAAACAGCTAGCATGCCGTCGTATTCTTGTTCTATCATGTTTGATTCCTTCTTATTATTATATTAATATAGTACTTTCTTGGAGAATGTCAACCCTTTCTTTGAAATTTTTTCACAAATTCTAAAAGAATTTTCTCCGATCGTTCTCTGGCTTCTTGTTCCCACCAACAAGTGTCATAGTTGTAACCCTTGTCAAGAAGCTCTCCAAGATTATCATACATGAACTGCTTCACATGAACCATTTCGTGGGCTATACTAGTATATATCTGGCTTATGTTCTTGTTCTTCTTAGAAATCAAAATTAAATAGTTATCTTCATCAATATCAATACACAGACCAGACTTGTCGTTTACGATCTTATCTTCTGCAACAATCTCAATACTCTTTGGCCAAGCTGGCAAATTCTCGCAGCAAAAACGAGTAAAGTGAGTTGTGAGTTTTGGATCTAATCCTTTTACCTTAACTTTCATCTCTGTACAACGTAGTTCTGCTATTGATTGCTTGATGAATGATTTGCCACTTTACCCATGCTTCCATGCAGTGTTCTATTTCTTTATAGAAGATAGCATTGAGCAACCAAACTATATGCCATTTACCATTTCTTTTCCTTTCCCACTGAGCTGCAGAAAAAGATTGATTTAACCTGCCACCAATTATAACATTAAAAAGAATAGAAGTGGCAATAATTATTCTTTTAAAGTACATTTTCATTTAATCTAATCCCTGTAGATCACTCTCATATTGTTTTGCGGGTGTTGTTTTATTCCAGAAATTTAATTCTGCTTGAGTTGATTTAATTTCCTTGGCTAGTTCCTTTACCATTTCATCTGTCAAGCTCATGATATTGATACGTAGCAATCTATCAACGTCAGATTCAATAGCATGTGTATTTTGTAGTATCTGATCGCCAACATCTTTCTTCTTACGGTTTTTAAACACGATGCGATCGTCAAGTACTGCTTGAATAAATTGCATCTTCACATTAAGCCAACGAAGATCTTCTTGAGCTTCTTCTCTACGCTTCTCAATTCGTTGTTGTAGTATACCAAGACGATAGTCGACAAAGTCTTTGATTAAAAGACGCTCGTCATCATACTCACGAAGCTTTCCATCTGGTCCAATCACCGTTAAGTTTTCAGACAACGGCTTACTCAACTTAAACTTAGAAATGATCTTAGCATCATTCCAGTTTGCTGAAGTGTTTTGCTTTAATTTGATTTCAAAAGAGAAACCAGTCTTATCACAAAGATCTTCATATGATACGATGTCACCATCATCTTCAAGCTTATCAAGTACCTTAACATATGATTCACGATCAAAACCATATGGAACTTCAGTAATCATCATTACTGTTTTGGTTTTCTTATGGTATTTACCATAAACAATGTGGCGATCTTCAACCGGATCATAGTCGACTCGTCCTTTGAACTCAGGAAATGACACTGGAGCCTTGTTGGTTATATTACCATCCGACAAGTATTCACGAACGAGGCGAGAGAGGTCTTCTACTGATCGTGGAAGAATGTTTGTGGCAAAACCAGTGGCAATACCCTTAGTTCCATTAGCCAATACCAAAGGAAGTACTGGTAGATAGAATGCAGGTGGCTCGTGTTCAGGGTCATCGTGTGCGGGGGCCAGGTCAACATCGCGAATATACTTCTCAAAGTTTTCGCTTAGGCGCGTATAGACATAACGTGGTGCGCCTGCTTCTTGAACTAGTCGAGTACCAAAGGAACCACGACCCTCGACTAGGCAGACATTGTTATTCCACGTTGCAGCCATCAGTTGCCCGGCCCCCGCGGCAGAAGCCTCTCCATGATTGTACCCATAGTCTGATATAATACCTGCAACGGCGGATACTTTCTTGAAGTCACGCTTTGAGTTGAGGATACTGCTATAAAGGTAGAACCTTTGGACAGGCTTTAACCCGTCAATCATATTAGGAATCGCTCGTGATTCCACGGTGTACATTGCAAAGGATTTCCACTCATTGGCTGCAACCTTTGAGATCGGATATTCATTTGCTTCAACTGTAAATTCCATCAATGACATGACGAACCCTTTTTCAATTTATAAGACTATTCTATCACAGTTTTTGGTATATGTCAACCAAAATATTTTTCAAGCATGTCTAAAACGTCTTGATATTTAGCCATTTCAAGGATTTCTGTTTCCATTGCTTCAAAAACATCTGGATGCTCGCCAATTCCTGCTGGATTATTAAGATATACCTCAACATTCATTCTATGTTTTTGAATATGTCCGTGGGCATGAGCCTTCATTGCTTTAATCATTACTTCTTGTTCTAGTGCCATTATTTTTCTCCTTATTGGAACATGTAGTCTTTACGTAATTGCGAATCTTTTCCAAACATCATTTGGAACATACCAGCATCATCAACCGTAACTGTGTCGTACACTGGTTTATTGATAATAGTATCATATTCTTCTTCCGTCAAACTTCCTAAACCTTTGATGTAGCGATGTTTCCACCCATCTTTGCTTGACTTAAATTCATTCGCCTCTTCATATGTATAAAACCACTTGATTTGAGATCCTTTTGTAGAAATCATAATTGGTGTACGAGTGATTTTAACTTTCTTTTCAAGAAGAAGACGAGGCCAAAACTTATAAAAGAATGCAATAAGCAATGGACTAATGTGGCCGATACCATCGTGGTCAGCATCAGTCAGTGTTGCAATATGTTCATATGTCATATCATCAACTGAGTTTGGATTTGTAATATCCAATCCAAGAACTGAGATCAATTCTGAGAGCTCTTTGTTCTTAAGAACATCAGCAGGTTTCATATCCCATGTGTTCATAATAACACCACGAAGAGGATAAGCACCCACCTTATTTGGATCACGTACTTTGAGAAGGAAGCCCATCGCTGAGTCACCCTCCACGATTTTCAAAGTGGCATCATCCTTATTTGCTGCAATATGCTTAGCCACCTTAACCTTACGCAATTTCTTTTGAGCAAGAGTAGCAGCTCGTTTGTCTGCAGCGATTTTCTTTGCAAGCTGAGCCTCAATAATCGGATCAATAATAGATGGAGTATTCAGGATCTTACGAGCAAAGAAATCAGCCTCACGAATGCCAGACGCAATCGCATGTTCTTTCACATTACCCATTGGATTCGTCAGTCTTTCTTTTGTCTGCGAGTCAAATTTTGGGTTAGTAAAGTTCTTAGCGAACATGACAAACGTAAGACCGTTCTTGATCGTTGATTTTACAACTTCTATCTTATGCTTGCGCTTAATCATAGTTGTAAGTTCTTCAACAATACCATTCACGATAAAGTCTACATATGTACCACCTTGTCGTGTATTCACACCATTTACAAATGAGTTGGTACGGAAACCATCTTCAGATGTAGTGATGAAGAATGAAAGATCTTCAGTTTTCTCTATGATTGCTTCTTCACCAAAAAGCTCAGCATACTTTTTCAGGTTGTTGACCTTGATGCGTCGCTTATTAAAAGAGAATGCAATTTCAGGGAATGCCATTTGAAGCGAAGACAAACGATCTTCAACTAAAGCAACTGTATCTAGTTCTTGTAAACTGTCGACTTCGAACAAATCGAAATCAGGAGTAAACCAGACTTCAGTTCCGTTTCCGTCTTTTGGAGTTTGCTTTTCACGAATATCCTCTGCACCATTCTTACATTCAACTGTAAGCATATTGCCGTTAGACCAAGTCTTACCGACAAACTTAGATGATAAGAAGTTAGTAGCAGCTGAGCCAACACCGTTGGTACCAATAGTTACTCGTTCATCGTCAAAACTTGTACCCGCATTAACACGTGTCCAAGCTGCAGTCGCACGAGCAATCTTGCTGTCTGTTGTCTCATCATAAACAAGCTCTTGCGGAATACCACGGCCATTGTCCGTGATCGTCACCTTATTATTATCTATAGACACGTTGATTTTGTTCGCATACTCAAAGTTTGTGCGAATGGCTTCGTCTATAGAGTTGTCAAGAATCTCGTCAATCATTTTCGATAGCGCTGGAACATACCGTGAGGTTTTCCATTCACCCATCACAAAACGCTCGACCTGTTCTTGAGCACTAGAGCCCATATACATACCAATACGTTCTCTGACGTGTTGGCGAGCTGTTAAGATTTTGAACTGTTCAGTCAAGATTTTATCCCTTTTGGAAACATTATTAAGCTATTCTATACTATTTCTTTTGTTATGTCAACCCTTAAATTTCTCCAATCCAGTGGGTACAGTCATCGCAAGGATCATCGAATTGATAACACCGATAGTCTTCGGCCATGCAGTTCCTTTCGGTTGTTGGCTCATTATTTATAAATACTATCATAGAGTTTCAGAAATGTCAACAGGAAATTTCATATGATTACAAATTATCTGTCTCCAGTTGGCTTTGTGGTGTCAATTCAACGACTACCAAATGTAGAATTTTTCACACAAAGAGCCACGATTCCAGGAGTCAACATTACACCTGCACCTCAGGCTGCTCCCATCCATCAGTTGTATGCTGTTGGTGATCGCCTTGAGTACCAAGAACTCGACATGAATTTTATCGTGGACGAGTCTATGAATAATTATAATGAGATCCTTGCATGGATGGAAGGTATTGGTACTCCAGAAAAGTCGACACAGTTCAGAGATCTTGAGAAAGGTGACGGCACTACATCAGACATCCGCATCGTGATTTCAAACTCTAACAAGAATCCAAACATTGAGTTTACTTTCTTCGATTGCTTTCCAACTAGCCTCAGCCCAGTCTCTTTAGATGTGACAGGAACTGACGTCATCTACCCTGAATGCTCAGTAACTTTCAGGTATACTCGTTTCGAATACAGAAAAATGTAGTTGACATTTCTATCAAAGTGTGATAGAATGTATTATAAAATGGTTTTGAAAGGTATGAAATGAGTACTGATGATATAAGTGAGATTTGGGCAAAAGATGCAAACATCGACGAAACGAATCTCGTCGGTGAGTCTAAGAAAATCCCTTCATTACATAGCAAGTACTATAACATGTACTTCCGAGAAGCGCTTAAAGTGAAGAAGCTTCGTTATGATTACAAGCAACTTGAGCTTGCAAAGAGAGAGTGGTATGATGGATCTATGGCTGAAGAAGATCTTCGTGAACGCGGATGGAAACCATACCAGAAAAAAATCATTCGTCAGGATATAGATAAATATATCCAAGCAGACAAGGATATTGTAAATCTAAGTTTAAAGATCGACTATCATACAGCTCGAGCAGATTACTTAGAAGACATTGTGAAAACTATTCATAGTAGAAACTTCATTATTAAATCAATGATTGATGTGTTGAAGTTTCAAGCAGGAGAGTACTAGATTATGAGTGATGTGGTGAATGTTGAGGAAGGAAATGCGGTACACCTGAAGGTGACGGCCGATCCCGGCACTCGCCAAGAAATCGCTGAATACTTTTCTTTCAAGCCATCCGGCTACCAGTTCTCTCCAGCATATAAAAATAGAGTGTGGGATGGTACCATTCGTTTGTATCAACCTATGCGCCCAGTACTTTATGTTGGTTTGTTTCCAAGACTGAAAAAGTTTTGCGAAGATCGTGGTTATGAGTTAAATGCACCAGCACATCTAATGCATGGAGAGGAGATTCCTGATGACTACGGTTATGAATTGGCTAAAGAGATTGGTTGTAAGTTTGAACCACGCGATTACCAAAACCAATACGTTGTTGATGCAATCCGGGATTCAAGATCACTCTCCTTGTCTCCTACTAGTTCTGGCAAATCGTTAATCATCTATCTGATACAACAACACTATTGGAGAGTTTATGAGCACAGAACACTTATCATCGTCCCAACAATCTCACTGGTTCATCAGATGGCTGGAGACTTTAGGGACTATGGATGCGAAGACGACATATACACGATTCAGGGCGGTGTAGATAAGAATACAGATGCTTCAATCGTTATCTCAACTTGGCAGTCACTCATCAAACAACCAAAGGATTGGTTCTCTCAGTTTGGTGTCGTACTCGGCGATGAAGCTCATTTGTTTCAAGCCAAAAGCCTTCAAAAAATTATGGAAGGTTTAGATCAGTGTTACTATCGACATGGCTTTACTGGTACTTTAAAATCAGAAGAAAGCAAGACACATCGGCTGGTACTAGAAGGTTGCTTTGGCGGCGTAAGAAGGCACGTGACGACTAAAGACTTGATGGATTCAGGTACTGTTGCAGACTTTAACGTTAAAGCAATCGTATTGTCACATCAACAGGATGTAAGAAAAAGCTTTAAGAAAGCGATTGGTCAGATACAGGTAGCAAGTAAAAAGTATCCTGCTGAAAGAGAATTCATTGTCAACAATCACAAGCGAAACATTTTTATTAGAAATTTGCTTTGGTCTCTCAAAGATCAGAACAATTTGGTTTTGTTTGATTTGGTTGAAAAGCATGGCAAGATCCTAGAGCCGATGCTAAAGAAAGATGATCGCCAACTCCATTTTATATATGGTGCTACAAAAGGCGACGAGAGAGAACGTATCAGACATCTCGTTGAGAATGATCCCATCAAACAACATGATATCCTTGCATCATATGGTGTTTTCTCAACGGGTGTAAATTTAAAAAAACTTGATAACGTAATCTTCGCTTCTGGTTCTAAATCTGAAATCAAAGTATTGCAATCAATTGGTCGTGCCCTTCGAAAGGGCAACGACGCCGATAAGGCGACTCTGTATGATATTGCTGACGATCTTTCGGTGGGTACTTACCAGAACTATACTCTCCAGCATTTCCGGAAACGGATTGAGATCTACGGTCAGGAACAGTTTGCTGTCAAGATATACACAGTAGAAATCTAATATTGGTTTGTAACTGATAAATCAGATTATACCAGGCTTTGATAGTGATGTCAACAGTTTTTTTCACAATATAGTAACTTTTTACAGTTGACATTTCAGTCAATATGTACTATATTATATCTAAGCAACATTAGGAGGCGCAAAGAAATGCTATGGCTAAAAGAGCAACCCGCAATTACGTAAACAACAAAGATCTTCTTGAAGCACTCATCAAGTACAAAGAAGAGTGTAGAGAAGCAGAGGATGCAGGAGATCCGTTGCCACGAGTGCCAGACTACATTGGAAAGTGTATCTATCAGATCGCTACTCGGCTTGCAACAAAACCAAACTTCTCTGGATATTCTTATAAAGAAGATATGATTTCAGATGGAATTGAGAACTGCCTACTTTATATCGGTAACTTCAATCCTGAGAAATCTCAGAATCCATTCGCTTACTTCACTCAAATTATTTGGTACGCGTTCCTGCGTCGTATTCAAAAAGAAAAGAAGCAGATGTACATTCGATTTAAGTCATCTCAGAACATGTTAGCAACAGGTGATACTTATTCTGGAGGTGAAGAGGTTAATTTGAATCTTACAACAAGTGCAGATTATATGAATACATTTATTGAAGATTTTGAAGATAAGCTGAAGAAAGATAAGGAAAAGAAAAAGTGAAGATAGCAATCGTAACAGATATGCATATCGGAGTCCGTGGTGATTCCAAAGTTTTTGCAGATCATCAAGAGAAGTTCTTCTTAGAATGTTTCTTTCCATATCTTGACGAGCATGGGATTGATACTGTATTTGATTTAGGCGATACATTCGATCGTCGTAAGTTCATCAACTATGTATCACTTAAGCGTGGTAAAGAGTTCTTCTTTGATCAGCTTGCAAAACGAAACATTGAGTATCATGCTCTGGTTGGAAATCATACGACATACTACACTAATACGAATGAAGTGAATAGTATGGATCTTCTTCTAAAAGAGTATGACAACTTTCACATCTATCAGCACGAAACAAAAGAGTTGACATTTGGATCAACTAAGTTTATAATGGTACCGTGGATTACAAAAGACAATAATCAGCATTGCTTTGATAGCATCAAGAACTCAGATGCTCATGTCCTTGCTGGTCACCTCGAGCTTAAAGGCTTTGAGATGATGAAAGGTCAAGTTTGTACTCACGGTATGGATAAAGATCTGTTCAGTCATTACGAGCAGGTTTGGTCTGGTCACTTCCATCATCCTTCTAAGTATGGTAACATCGAGTACCTTGGTGCACCCTACGAGATGACTTGGTCAGACTATCAGGGAAAGCGTGGCTTCCATGTTTTTGATACAGAAACAAGAGAGCTTACTCGAATTGATAATCCATTCCAGATATTCCACAAAATTGAATACGATGATAGTGATATGACAATTGAAGATATTGCTCATCTTGATACCACAAACATCAAAGATGCGTATATCAAAGTGATTGTAAAGAACAGAACAAATCCTTACATTCACGATTTGTTTATCAACAAACTTGCAGACGCTGGTGCCACTGATGTTAAATCAATCGAAGACACCTTGAATATTGAAAGTGAGGGAATGGATGAAATCCTTGATGAAACCCAAGATACGAAGGACATACTTCATGCCTTTATCGATTCTATGGAAACAAAGGTAGATAAAGTGAGTGTAAAGAGAGTTATTGATGATTTATATATTGAGGCACAAAGTATTGCATGAAGATATTATTTAAGGAATTGCGTTATAAGAATATTCTATCTACGGGAAATTCTTTTACAACAATTCATTTAAACAAACAGACAAACACTCTAGTGAGTGGTACGAATGGCGCAGGCAAGTCTACAATGCTTGACGCCATTGTATTTTCTTTATATGGTAAACCTTTCCGTAAGATTAATAAGCCACAGCTTATCAACTCTATCAATCAAAAAGAATTACTTGTTGAGATTGATTTTGTAATTGGCCAAGCTCAGTATATGGTACGCCGCGGTATCAGACCAAACTTGTTTGAAATCTTTAAGAATGGTGAGCTTATCAATCAAGATGCGGCAGCTCGTGACTATCAAACATATCTTGAGAAAAACATTTTAAGATTAAATTATAAGTCATTTACTCAGATCGTTGTACTTGGTAGCGCTACATATGTACCATTTATGGAATTGCCAGCACATGGCAGACGAGAAGTTATTGAAGATCTTCTTGATATTCAAGTCTTTAGTACAATGAATACTCTTCTCAAAGAACGTTTGATCGAGAACAAAGAACAGATCTCTGAAAACAACTATCAAAAAGATTTGACAAAATCTAAGATTGAATCTGCTGAAGCTCATAATGCTTCTATTCGCCAGATTCGCCAAGATGAAGTTGACAAAATCAAGGAAAAAATGAATGAGCACATATCTAAGATTGAGGCAGAGAAAGCAGAAATTGAAAGCACTCAAGAAGCTATTGAAGAACTCATCAAAACAATCTCAGATAAATCAGACGTCAAGTCAAAAATCGACAAAGCTCGAAACCTAAATCAAGAACTTAATTCTAATCTTCGTAATTATATGAAAGAGCTTGCTTTCTATCATGATAACGATAGTTGTCCTACATGTAAACAAGGTATTGCTCATGAATTCAAACAAGAACAAATTATTACCAAAGATCAAAAAGTAGCAGAGCTTGAGAAAGGTATCGAAGAGTTAGCAGCAAAGGTTACTACATATGAAAACCGCATCAATGAAATATCTTCGATTGAGGATAAAACTGCATCTCTTAACGTGCAAATTAGTGAGCATCGAGCAACGATTAAAATCTCAAAAAATGCACTTGTATCTTATAAAAAAGAGCTTGACAAAGCTGAAGAAGAAGTCGAAGCGGTAGATCAAACTCAACTCAATCTTTTACGAGAAACAATGCAGTCTATCGAGACTCAACAAACCGATCTCTTTAATCATAAAGAAGTCTTGTCTGTGGTGTCAACTATGCTTAAAGATGGAGGCATCAAATCAAAAATCATTCGTCAGTATATCCCAGTGATGAACAAACTCATCAATAAATACTTGAGTGCTTTTGATTTGTTCGTTGACTTTCAACTTGACGAGAACTTCAATGAGGTGATTAAGTCTCGTTTCAGAGATGCTTTCTCATACTCTTCATTCTCAGAAGGCGAGAAGCTTCGCATCACTCTATCAATTATGCTATCATGGAGAACCGTAGCAAAGCTTCGTAACTCAGTATCAACAAACTTATTGGTACTTGACGAAACTCTTGATGGCGCAATGGATGGTGTAGGTGTTGAAAACTTGATTGAAACTCTACAAAATCTAAATGCAGAAGATAACATCTTCGTTATTAGCCACCGTGGCGACCAGTTTGGTGACAAGTTTGAAGGCCATATTAAATTTCAAAAGGTTAAAAACTTCAGTGAAATAGCGGCCTAGAAAGGATTACAATGCAACACTCTATAGAAGATCTTATTAAAAGAATAAACGCTATGAAAGATAAAGCGATTCAAGTTCATCGACTTCGAAACGAATTTGCTGAAATTTCTGGTAAAGAATATGATAAGGAATCCTGTAAGAGGTTGATTGAAGATATTCAAACACTGGCCTTGGGTATTGCTATGGACCGAGAAGGTGATGACATAATTACAGAGATGGATTCTTGGAAAGAAAAATGAAGCTTCTTGATCCTAAAAGATACATTACAACTCACTTACATGACAGAGATACTTATGCTACTATGGTGCACGAGTTTTTCAATCTCGACACGTACGGTTGGTGGTATCAAGTAAAGCCAGGTGATATTGTAATGGATATTGGTTCTTGCATTGGAATGTTTACTTGTAAAGCACTCGAACAGGGTGCTAAACATGTTTATTCAGTAGAACCAAACATTAAACTTCTTCACACTACTATGGTCAATGCTATGCCTGCTATCTCAAGATCGGCAGAGCAAAGAGTAACTCCTATTAATGCCTTCATCGGCCACTCAGATCACGGGTTTGGTGTTAAAGGAGATGAAGCACCACATAAATCATTTAAAGAGATTATAGAAGAATACGAAATAGATCATCTTGATTTCTTAAAAGTTGATTGTGAAGGTGGTGAGTATGATATCTTTATGAAAGAAAACTATGACTTCTTATTCAATAAGGTACATCATATTGCTATGGAAGTACATCTTGACGTATATCCCGAAGCGCCCGAACGATTTATCAAGATGAGAGATAAATTTATACGAAGATGGCCAGGCCATATTCGGTTTTTAAAGTTAGAACATAGAAAGAAAACATGGGACGACAACTACATAAGAGGAGACTGGCCAATAGGCTGGGGAAGCTCTTGGATGATCTATCTAACACGCATTTAATGGTTTACAAAATGAACATTATGTGTTATAATGTAAAATATATGATACAAACAGGTGAACATGTCTAAATTCTATACATCAGTCGAACGCTTTATCAACGACATTCTAGTTCGTGGTTATGAAAACGGCAGACCATTCCAACGCAAAGTCAAATTCAAGCCAACATTATATGTTCGTGCTCGTGATAACGCCACTCACAAATCATTGATTGGTGATGTGCCTCTCGGTGCTACTCGTTTCAATAGCATGATCGAAGCTCGTGATTTCATTACTCAATACAAAGATGTACATGGTTTCGATATCTGTGGCACTATGAATTACGTCACTCAATTTATTCAAGAAGAATATCCTGGCGAGATCAATTTTGACATGTCTAAGATCAACATCTGTTCTTTTGACATCGAGGTTGATATCTCGAATGGATATGCAGACATCAATACCGCTGACAAAGAAATCACTTCGATTGCATACAAATCTTCTAAGTCTAGTACATATCATCTTCTCGGTCGTAAAGATTTCGATAAGACAAAAACAATTACAGGTATCGATCCAGACGATATATCGTTTATGAAGTTTGATACCGAGGTGGCACTGCTTGAAAGATTTATTCAGATCTGGCAGATGGAATATCCCGAAGTTGTTACAGGTTGGAACGTCGAGTACTTCGACATCCAATATATTGTCACTCGAATCATTCGACTTATGGGTGAAGAAAAGGCTAAGAAGCTTTCGCCTTGGGGTCGTATCTCACCACACTCAATCACCAAATTTGGTAAAGAACAGAAATCATATATCATATCTGGCCTGACCATCATTGACTATATGGATGCTTTCAAGAAGTTTGGTTACAAGTACGGTCCACAGGAATCTTATAAACTCGATCATATCGCCCATGTAGTACTCGGCGAGAAGAAATTGGACTACTCTGAATATGGAAATCTTAACGCACTTTATGAACAAAATCCTCAGTTATATCTTGATTATAACCTTAAGGATACTCAGCTCATTCAAAGAATGGAAGACGAATCTGGACTTCTTTCGCTTGTACTTACTGTTGCTTATGGCGGTGGGGTTAACTTCAGCGATGCATTTGGTACAGTAGGAATTTGGGAAACAACAATATATCGCCGTTTGATGAAAGACAAAATTGTTCCACATCTTAAAGGTGGACCCGGCGAGCGAGCTGGTGAACTTGTCGGTGGTTATGTTAAAGATCCAAAAGTCGGCATGCATCCTTGGGTTGTATCGTTTGATTTGAACTCTCTGTATCCACACCTGATGCTACAATATAATCTATCTCCTGAAACTTATGTCGAAGGCGAACGTGAATATGTATCTCAAGAAATGGTACTCGACGGCTCATATCAAAACAAAACTGATTATGCAGTATGCGCAAACGGTGCATGTTTCCGTAAAGACAAACTCGGCATCATTCCTGAGATCATTGATGAATATTATAATCGTCGTTCTGGTATCAAGAAAGAAATGCTTGCAGTAGAACAAGCTATTGAGAATGAAACCGATCCTGCTAAGAAACGGCAACTTCAATCTCAACAAACACAGCTTCATAACAACCAGATGGCTATAAAAATTGCTATGAACTCTCTTTATGGCGCAACTGCTAATATCTACTTCCTCTACTATATTAACGATATGGCTGAAGCTATTACGACATCCGGTCAGCTTTCAATTCGTTATGCTCAAAAGTCCGTGAACGAGTATCTTAACAAGATTCTCAAGACTGACGGTAAAGACTATATCATCTATATCGATACAGACAGTATCTATGTTGATTTTGGTCCTCTTGTTAAAGCTTCATTTGGTACTGTTGACATCGATCGTAAGAAAGGTGAAGAATTCCTCGATAAGATCTGTAAGATGAAGATCGAGGAAGTAATCGAAAATGGTTATAAAGATCTTGCTTCGAAAATGGGTGCATATCGTCAAGCTATGGTAATGAAACGTGAAAAGATTACTGATAAGTCAGTATTCATTGCTAAGAAGCGTTACATCATGAATACTCTCAACTCAGAAGGTGTTCATTATGAAGTTCCAAAGATCTCTGTAACCGGCCTTGAATCTGTAAGATCATCGACACCGGAAGTCTGCCGTGATAAACTCAAAGAATCGTTCAAGGTTATCATGAATGAAGGCGAAGAAGCAATCCAGCAATTCATTGCTCAATTCAAATCTGAGTTCTTTAATCTTCCACCAGAAGATGTTGGTCGTAACTCAGGTACTGATAACATCGAGAAGTATACAGTTCGTGGTACTTACAAGAAAGGTTGCCCAATGCATGTTCGTGGTTGCATCCTCTACAATAAGTATCTCAAAGAAAATGGCCTGTCGAATCGTTATGAATCGATTACGTCAGGTGATAAGATTAAATTTGTATATCTCAAAGTACCGAATCCAATCAAAGAAAATATCATATCGTTCCCAGCGGTTCTACCTAATGAATTCAATCTCAAACCGTATGTGGATTATGAAACTCAATTCAATAAAGTCTTCCTCAGTCCTCTTGAGTCTATTCTTGAAGCTCTCGGATGGTCTGCTGAGAAGACAAACACAATAGAGGATTTTTTCGCATGACTCAAAAAAGACTTGCCCAACTTGAAGCCGCATGGCGTTATCAAAACACAGTTGTAGAAGCCTTGGAAGCTGAACGAGCACCTGACAAATACGTTACTAAAGCTAAAAAAGAACGTCTGCGTATTAAAGATATGATCGCACACTTAAAGGGAAATATAGAAAATGATGATAGCAAATAGGGAAAAACTTGAAGTACTTACCATTACAATGGAAGAGTGTGCAGAAGTAATTAAAGAATGCGCTAAAATACAGCGATATGGCATACAAGGGAATAAAGAAAAACTTGAAACAGAAATTGGAGATCTAGGATGTATGTTTGACATTCTAGCAGAATATGATATAATCGACTTGGGTAAAGTTAAAGAAGCCGCTAAGAATAAACGTGAAAAACTTAAAAAATGGAGTGATTTAGATGTCTGATTGGGCAAATGATATTTACATGATGCATAACAAATTTGGTGTGCGTGATTGGTTTGAAGCAAATAAAGATAACAAGGAACTAATGCGTAAGTATCTTATGTTCCGTGCTCTAATGTGTCAGGAGGAATTGAGTGAAACATTGGCTGCAATCAATAATGGAGATGCTGAAGAAATCGTTGACGGTCTTATTGATCTTTGTGTTTTTGCTATTGGCACTCTCGACGTATTTGGTGTTGATGCTAATGACGCTTGGGATCGTGTTTATAGTGCTAACATGGCAAAAAGTCCTGGAATTAAGCCGGGCCGCCCTAACCCGTTTGGGCTTCCAGATCTTTTAAAGCCAAGTGGATGGACACCACCAACTCATGATGGTAATCACGGCGAGTTTGAAAAAGCTCTAGATGTTTTACCTCAGCCAAAACCCGAAGGTGGCTGGTAACAAAATGTTTCATGTTACCGTTATCATTTTTTGTTAGCGGTAACATTTATCAACCTTCTGTATAAATACGGTTATATTGTTATGCTGTACTTGCAAAAAGGAGGTCCCACCATGTGCAGTTCATTTGTACGTAAAGAAGCCAACCGAATGAATTGGATCGTTAAAGGTAAACTTATAGATCCATCCTGGTCCGACAGAGACGTCGAAGCTACCTATAATTCATACATAAA